CCCCGCCACGCGGGCCCGCGCCGCGGCCCTCCGGGGGTCGGCCCTGCCCGACCGGCCCGGGATCGGGGCCGAGGTCCTGGCGCGCGTCGCCGACGCCCGCGACGAGGCCCTCGGCCTGCGGGTGGCGGGCTCGGGCGGCGCGCTGCGCCGCCACCTCGCCGAGGCCCTGCTGTCCGCGTTCTACAGCGGCCCCGAGGGCCTCGCCGAGCTCGGCCCGGGCGGCGTCGCCGTGGGGGTGCGCCTGCCGGCCGAGCGCGACGCCTGGCGCGTCGTGACCGGCAAGCTGCCGGCCGTGCTCGCCGCGGGGTACGTGGAGATCGCCCCGGGCCCGGGCGGCCTCCCGTTCGCCGTGGCCGCGTCGTCCGGCTCGGGCGACGACCCCGAGGATCTGCGCCCCGCCGCGATCGCGTGGGCGATCGAGCGGTGGGCCGAGGCCGGCCACGCCGGCGAGCCGCCCGCGCTCGCCGACGCCGTCCGCGCCGCGCTGGCCGACGCCCGCGCCCCGCGGCCGACCCCCGCCAAGCGCAGCCGCAAGCGATAGTCGTTGACCCGCGCCCCCGGCCCAGCTAACTTCGCCGCATGACGCAGACAGACACCCCGCGGCGCCTCGCGCTGCTGACCCCCTACGACGCCGCCCGCCTCGGCCTGATCAAGGCCGGCGAACTCGTCGACCACGACCGCGCCGCCGCCGAGCTCGAGGCGGCCGCGTTCCTGGTGATCGAGGACCCGCCGGGCGGCGACGCCCTGGTCACGGCCGGCGGCCACGTCGGCGCCGCCGGCCTGCGCAGCGCCGTCGCGGCGCAGCTCACGGACCCCGACGGCGCCGGGATCGGCGACCTGACCTGGATCGTCCGCGCGACTTGGAACGGGTCCCCGCCCGCGGCGGTGTCGCCGTGAGTTACCTCGATCCCGCCCCGCCGCTCGGGCCCACCGCCGAGCGCGAGCTACTCGAGCTGCTGACCGGCGAGGGCCTGCACCTCCGGTTGTGGTGGTCCGAGTACAAGCTGACGCCCTGCCGCGCCGACGGTCCCGTCGGGCCCGAGCGCGACGAGCCGCGACACGAGGATCGCCAGCGGCACATTTTCCACGCCCGACGCTGGCGCATGGAGGGTCCGGGACTGTGGTCCTCGATCGCTTACACCTGGCCCGAGGTTTGCTGCACGGCGTACGAGGCCGAGCGGATCGCGGGGGCGTTGCAGTCGGCGTACGCCGCGGGTCAGGCGGCCAAGGCCGCCGAGCTGCGCGCCGTCCTGGGGGTCAAGTGAGCGACCGCGACCTCGTCGCGTGGGCCGCCGAGGTGACCGGCCGGCTCGACGCGCTCGGCGCGACCGAGCACGAGATCCACCTGCACAAGGGATCGACCGTGATCAAGATCCGGCGCGTCGCCGTCCTCGCCGGCGGCCCGCTCGGGGTCGAGGCCGAGGGCGAGGCGATCCCGGACGGCCCGCGCCTCGCGGTCCGCGCCGAGCGCGACGCCGCGGTGCTGACCCTGTACCGCTCGGGGACGGCCATGTGGCAGGGCGAGCCCGGCGCGCGGGCGTGGGCGCGGGAGATCTTCCGCGGGCCGGGCCCCGCGTTCGCGCCCGACGCCGCGCTCGGGGCGACCCGCGTCGCCGTCCATTGACGGCCCGCCCGGCCGCTGCTACCTTGCTTCCACCATGAACGATCGAACCCGCCTCAAGGACGCATGAAAGTCTCACTCGAAGCCACAGAGGAAGCCCGCACGGTCTACAGCGGGCTCGGTCGCAAACGCAAGGTCTGTGACGCCACGATCGGCGGCGTCACAGTGACCGGCACAAACAAGGTTGAGGCCGCCGCACTGTTACAGACCGCGTTGCTTGCTCGCACCCTCGCCCCCGCCCCAATCGCTCGCTTGCTCAAGGACGGGCGCATGGCGGTGGCCTACCTCGACACGAGCACAGACAGCAAGGGTGACCTCGGCTGGTGCTGTCAGATGTACCACCCTGACGGGCGCCCGAGTGGGAGTCTGGGGTCAGACCTCAACGGGTGCACGGTCAACTCCACGCCGGGCGATGTCGAGCGAGCGCTCAGGCGCGAGTTTGAGAAGTACACAAATGGTATTGATGACGTGAGCTGAGTCATGCTGGACAAACTCGCACTCGCGTACAAGAACGCCGCTATCGAGCATGAGGCCGCCGTCGCAGACGAGGGCGCGCCGCACTGGTATCTCGTCGACCTGGCCACCGGCCGGGCCGTCGACCCGACCGCCGATCAGTTTCGGACTTCGCCCGACTACTCGCGCGGGATCGGTAAGGGTTTCCTGACCTCGGCGCCGAGCAAGCGGGCCCGGGCGATCTTAGCCGCGATCTGACCCTTGACAGCCGCGGGGAGCGGCGCCACACTCAAGCCATGGAAACGGAACGCGACGACGACCTCGACTTCTACCCGTTCGGTCCCTCGGACCTCCCGCCCGCCGGCCACGTCCGCGGCCCCGGCCCGGACCGTTCCGCCCGCTCGACCTCCCGCGGCCGGGCCAAGGCCGGCCCCAAGGGCCCGAGCCGGCTCGACGTCGACGTGGCCGAGAACGACAACCGCCGCGCGGCGGGGAGGCGGTGACCGTGGGCCGCACGCACAAGAAACACCGGCCGCCGGCCGAGCACCGCGCAGCGGCCCCGGGCCGCCGCATGCACGGCCCGCGGACCTGGGCCCTCGCGCCCGAGCGCCCCGAGCGGCGCGACCCTCCCCGCGATCCCGGGCCCGAGCCCGACGAGCAGCCGGAGCTCCAGTGATCGACCGCGACCTACCCGACCGCGTCCTGTGGCGCGTGCTGCGGGTCTGCGGCCTCGAGCCCGCCGGCGATCGCCGCGAGCTCGCCGATCGCCGCGCCGCCCGCGACTGGCGCGACCCCGACGGGCCCGAGCGCCTCGGCCACGGCCGAGCGCCGGCCCGACCCCCTGGCCCTTGAGACAGCAAAGGAACGACCGACCATGTCAGCCCCACACACCGCAACGATCACGATCACCCGCGCCGCCGACGGCCACCTCGAGGCCCGCCACCGCAACGGGGGACAGGACGTCCTCCTCGCCGTGGCGTACCCGCCCGCCCTCGAGCTCGCCGAGCCCCGCGTGCTGTTCCGCGGCGGGGCCGCGCTGCGCGAGGCGCTGCCCGGCGTCGACGGCCGCGAGCTGCTCGACCTGCTCGAGCGCGCCGAGCTCGGCGACCACGAGGTCGAGGATCGCCGCCCGATCGCGTTCCCCTCCCGCCGCGACGTCGACTTCGGGGAGGCCGCGTGACCGCCCCGACCGAACGCCAAGCGCGCGACGCCTTGCGCGTCGTGGGGATCGCGTCGTGGGGCCTCGGCGTCGAGCCCGATCGCCGCTTGGCGTTCGCCGGGTTCAAGCTCGCCGCCGGCGCGCCCGACGGGATCCTGCGCCGGGCGCCCCGAGGCGATCCGTTCGATCTGCCCGCGTTCGCCTCCCCGCAGGCGCTCGGCCTGCTCGACCCGGTCGAGGCGCTCGGGTGGACGGCCCTCGCCGCGTGGGTCGAGGGCGGCGTGCGCCCGCTCGAGGTGCAGCGCTGGACCCGGTTCGTGGAGTACCGCGCCCGCCTGGCCGGCCGCTACCTGTCCTCGGGGCCAGCGTGGATCGTCGGCGACGCCGATCGCCTCGCCGGCTCGCGGCTCGACCACGCCGCGTTCGGCGAGCTCGCGCTGGCCCTCGCCGTCCTGCGCAGGTGGGTCGCGCCGACCCGGCCGTGGGGGCTGCGCGACATGATCGCCGAGCACCTCGAGCGGGTGGGCCGCGAGGCCGCCGCGCGGGCGGGCGGCGCGAGGTGGGCCCCCACCGTCGATCCGATCCCGCCGGGGTACCTGGCCGCGTTCGGCACGGCCGACGAGTGACGCGCTAGACTCCCGGCGGGTGTAGGGTTGTCGTTCGTTCACGCCGCCCCGGCCGCATACCGCGGCCGGGGCTTTTTGCGTCGCGTAGCCTCGCCGCGTGAAGCTCCGCGCAGAGACCCGCATCGATCGATCCGCCGCCGCGATCACCGTCGAGCGCAACGCCCGCGACGGCGTCGTCCACCTCAGCGTCTCGCCGACGTGGATCGGCGTCCGCACGTACCGCGATCCCGCCACGGGCAAGCTGTCCCGCGAGCTGCGCCGCCCCGAGCAGGTATGGGCCAAGTCGCATATCGACAGTCTAAAACGGCTCACGGCGACGCACGGCCACCCGACCGAGGTGTGGGAAGGCGAGGAGCTGCCGGTGCTGCTCGACGCACGCGCGGCGGCCGACGACCCGCCGGGTCCCGACGGGACGCTGCGCCGGCCGCCGGCCATGTTCCAAGTCGGCCAGGTCGGCGACGAGATCGGCAGCGTCGAGATCGACGGCCACAAGCTGCCCCGCGTGGGCGTGGCGATCCACGGCCCCCGCGCCGTGGCCGACGCCGAGGCCGGCAAGACGCAAACCTCGCTCGGGTATGGGTGTTTGGTCGACCGCACGCCCGGCAAGTGGACCGACCCGACCACGGGCAAGGTTTGGGATTACGACGCCGAGCACGTCCTGGACGCCGAGGACCCGCGGGTGGCCGACGCGGTGGCCGACGGGTTCGATCCGGCGACGCTCGGCGCCAACCACCTCGCCGTGTCGATCGCCCGCGGCCGCGGCGGCGCCATGTCCGAGCTACTGCCGCGGCTCGACGCCGCGGCGACCTGGCCCGACGATGCGCCGCACTGCATCACCTGCGCCGCGCGCCGGGCCGTCGACGCGGCGAGCTCGGGCGGCGAACCGGGGGGCGCCCCCTATCCTCCCGGCGTGCCCGCCTCCATCCTACTCCCCGCCCGCGCCCGGGCCGTCGCCGACCAGATCGCCGCGAAGCTGCCCGGCAGCAAGATCGCGGTCAAGGCCGACGGCCTCGAGCTGACCCTTCCCCCCGAGATCGCCGGCCCGGTCGCCGACGTGCTGACCGCCGTCGCGGATTACGCCCGCGGCATGGCGGGCGAGCTCGTCGCGTCCGATCAGGCCGCCGGCGAGCAGGCCGCCGCGCTGGCGACCGCCAAGGAGTCGATCGACGCGCTCAGGGCCGACCGCGCCCTCGTCGAGCCGCTGCTCAAGGCCGCGGCCAAGGCCAAGCGCGACGAGCTGATCGCCGAGGCCAAGGCCGTCGCCCCCAAGCTCGACGTCGCGGCCATCGCAGACGACGCCGACGGCGCGACGATCCGCAAGCTCGCGGTGACCTCCCGCCTCGGTCAGCTCAAGCGCGACACCGTGGACGCGATCGACGGCGCGTACGACGCCCTCGTCGCGGCCGCCAAGGCCGACACCGCCGGCGGGAAGGACCCCCCGAAGCCCGCGCCGTCCTCGGTCATTCCCTCCCCCGAGCGCCCCACCCCCGTCCCGACCCCGCGCCGCGACGAGGACCGCGGCGACGCCGAGGACAAGCTGCCGGCCATGTATCGGACCGACGGCGAGTGACCCACCCCGAGCCGCCCGCTAACGACGAGCCACAGGAGATCCGACAGTGACGATCCAAACCCTCTCCCAGTTTCCCCTCAGCGACTACACCGATCCGACCCGGGCGAACCCGGTCGGGACCCTGTGGGCGCAGTCCCCCGAGATCCCCCCGATCGATTGTTTCGTCGCGGGCGACGCCACCCCGCGGCGTAAGGAGGTCACGGGCACCGTGTCCGCTTTCGACGGAACGGCCGTCGGCTGGACGATCGACGGGATCAGCTACCCGATCACCGGGGCGACCGACGCCCCGACGTTCGTCGCCCTGTGGAACGCCTCGGCGCCGCACCGCGCGATCGCCCTGGCCAGCGTGCCCGAGGCCGGCAAGGTCAAGATCAAGATCGAGGGTCTCAGCAACCCGGTCGTCGAGTCCTACTCCCCCGGGACCCCCGACTTCTCGGGCCTGGTGATCAACGCCGCGGGCAGCACCCCGAAGTACGTCGCGGCCGGGACGGCCGTCGTTCGCGCCGCCGGCGAGGGCCTGTACGGCCACGGCGTCGAGACCCCCGGGTCCTCGGCCACCGGCGATCAGATCTTCGGGGTCGCGCTGCGCGACAATCTGCGGACCGATCACGAGATCGAACTCGAGGGGTGGGAGCCCGGGAAGGGGGCGCCCCCGGCCCACCACGTCCGCGTGATCACCGGCGGCTACCCCAAGGTGGCGATCGGCGCGGGCTCCTCGGCGGTCGCCGCCGGCGATGCCGTGTACGTGATCAAGTCGGGCCTCGACGCGGGCAAGTTCCGCTCGAGCGCCGGCGGGGCGCTCGGCTCCTGGACCGTGACCTTTTCGGCCGCCAACGGGACCGACGAGGTGGGCGCGTACTTCAACGGTATGCTGATCGCCCTCGGCGTCCCGGGCTACCTCGGGTCGGCCGTCGACGCCACGAACGCGACTCGCTTCGCGGCCCGCGTGAATGACGATCCGTACATCGGCCAGCGCTTCACCGCGACGGCGCTCGCCGCCGTCGTGACGCTGGTCCCGAAGGACAGCCTCACGACCTGGACGATCGTCAAGTACAAGCCCGCGACGAGCGACGCGACGATCGCCAACCCGATCCCGCAGGTCGCCCCGATCGCCGTGCTGCTGCCGAACAGCCGGTGGGGCAAGGGCCACTCGTCCACCGCCGAGGTCGGCTACCTCGAGCTCAAAATCTGAGCAACCGGCCGACCCGGCTAGCCTAGCCGGGCCAGGCCGCCAACATCCGACTTCACCAGGAGATCCGACAGTGACCCGACCCGACCCGTCCACCGCTTCCCCGCTCGGCCTGCGCCGGGACGGCGACCACCTCGCCCCCATCCTCCCCGACAGCGACCAGGCGATCCCGCGTCAGCGGTGGTCGATGCACGCGCAGGTCAAGGGTGACCGCGAGCTGCCGATCCACCTCACGCTCCGCGACTCGCTGACCGACCCCACGGTCGCGGCTGCGCTGGCCCGCCACTGCCCCCGCGCCGCGGCGATCCTGGACAGCTTCGCCAACGGCGAGATCAAGAGCCGCGCCGAGGCGCTCAAGGCCGAGAAGGAATACACCGGGATCCTCGAGAAGTGGCGCGCCGACTTCCTCGGGACGCCCGTCGCCCGCCGGTCGCAACGGACCGACGCGGACAGCGTGTGGCTTCAGGCCGAGACCGTGTTTTGGATGTCCCGCATCCTGTCGGCCCGGTACAACACGCCGACGATCTTCAACGTGATCCCCACTGAGGTGCTGGGGACCTCGCTGTTGTCCTACATTCAAATGACCGAGGACGAGACCGACGAGGTCGCCGTGATCGGCGACACCTTCGAGCCGATGGCCGTCCCGGTCTCGGACGCCGAGCGCGGCGAGGTGATCCGCAAGCTCATGTTCTACAAGTACGGCGCGTTTTGGACGGACCGCGACCTTGAGATCGAGGCCGAGATCCGGGCGAACGGTCGCGGTCCCGCGTGGTCGCTCGTCGACAAAAAGACCACCGCGGCCCGCCGCGCGATGGACATGCAGCGGGCGTTTATCGCGGCCTACGGCCTGTACGCGTCCAAGGGCCTCCCGGGCCTGCTGTACGGATCGGCCCCCGCCGACGAGGCCGAGGAGCTCGAGTTCGCCGGGACCGACCCCGAGACGAACGTCAACAACCTGCTCCAGCTGGTCGCCGATCAGTCGGCCGACGTGAACTGGCGCGAGGATCGCGTCGCCGACACGCTGGCGATCGACCCCGCGACCTACGGGCACCTCGCCCGCATGTACTACTCGGACGGCGTCACGACGCAGCAGGACACGACGCTCGAGTCGTTTATGAAGCGGGCGCCGAACATCAAAAAGATCGTCGTCGCGTCCGAGTTCCGCAGCCAAGGCGCCGCCGCCGTGGCGAAGCTCCTGCCGAAGTTCGAGGGCAACGCCACGATCGCCGGCCGCATGGCGGGCGGCATCTACAAGGAGGGCGAGCAGCGCAGCGTCGCCATGGTCTACAAGGCCGACGCCGACGTGTTCGCTCACGTGGTCGGGCGGCAGCTCGAGACCAAGACCTGGCCCGATCACTTCGGCCGTCACAGCACGGTCATGCGTGAGAGCTCGGGCGGCGTGATTTTCTTCGAGCCGAAGGGCGCCCGGATGATCTTCCGCCCGGTCACCGGCGACCCGAGCCTGTGAGCCGCGACCCGGCCGCGGGCCGGCGACCGCCCGATCCCTCCGCTGGGGTCGGGCGGTTTTGTTTTGTCAAGCGCCCGCGGCGTGCGCCCGCGTGGATCGGTCGGGCTTGACGCGCGACCCGGCCGGCGGCACGATGGACCCCACGATGTCCGAAGCGAGCACGAACCCAGCCCCCCTCCCCGCCGTCCTGGTGCGCGTCCCCCCTCCCGGGGGCACCGGCCGCGACAAGCTGACCCCCGGCGAACGCTCGAGCGGCCTGCTGCTCGGGCTCGACGGTCGCTACGGCCGCGACGTGTTCGATCGCTACCGCCGCGTCGCGGGCGAGCTGCGGTTCGTGGCGACCCCGGTCAAGGGCCAGGTCGGGGACGGCCCGGCGTGCGCCCGGGCCTGCGCCGCGTTGCAGGCCGCCGGCTTCGCCGTGCGGGCCGAGGACGCAGCCGCGGCCGCCCGGCTCAGCGCCGGGGCCTCGGCCGTCGGCGCCGTCGTGGCCGACGCCGACGCGCTGCTCGAGCGGGTGTGCGCCGCGCTCGCCGCCCGCGGCCTGACGCCCCGCCCGTATCAGCTCGACGGGATCCGCTGGATCCGCGCGACCGAGGCGGGCGCGCTTCTGGACGAAATGGGTCTCGGGAAGACGATGCAGATCCTCCTCGGGTACGGCGATCGGATCCTGATCTTCTGCCCGGCCTCGGTCAAGGGCGTGTGGGCCCGCGAGGCGGCCATGTGGCGCCCCGACCTGACCCCGGTGGTCCTGTCCGGCCGCGGGTCGTTCCGCTGGCCCGAGCAGGGCGAGATCGTGATCGTCAACTACGACGTCGTGTCTCCCGCCGACGTGAAGGACGCGGGCCCCTGCCCGGCCGGCGTCGACGCAGGGGCCGACGAGGGCCACGTGGTAAAGAACGCGCGCACCGGCCGGGCCAAGGCGATCAAGGCCGCTTTCGCCGCCGTGGCTGCCGCCAAGGGCCGGCGGCTGCTGATCACCGCGACCCCGATCTGCAACCGCCCCCTCGAGCTGCGTGCCGTCCTCGAGGCCGTCGGCGCGTTCAAGGCCGCTTTCTCCTCGTGGACCGCTTTCGAGCGGGCGTTCGGCGGCGCGGTGCGCAGCGCCGAGGCGCTGCCGACCGCCGAGGCCGCCGAGGCGCTGGCCCGCGTGTCGCTGCGCCGGACCAAGGCCGACGTCGCCCGCGACCTCCCGACCCTGACGATCGCCGAGCGGAGGGTCGAGCTCGAGGGCAAGGCCGCCGAGATCGCCGCCGAGATCGAGCGCCGCCTCCGCGCGCAGGTCGAGGCCGCCGTCGCCGCGGCGGGCGGCGACCCCGAGGAGGTCGCCAAGGCGATCGAGGGCGCGCTCCGGGCCGGCAGCGAGATCGGCGAAATGAGCGCCGCGCGCAAGGTCCTGGCGCTGGCGAAGCTGCCGGCCGCGCTCGAGGTGATCGAGGAGTGCGAGGACGCGGGGCGCCCGATCGTTTTCGCCAGCGCTCACCGCGAGGTGTGCGAGCGCGTCGGCTCACGCCCCGGGTGGGCGATGATCGTCGGCGGGGTCGAGGCCGACGAGCGGACCCGCATCGTCGCCGCTTTCCAGCGCGGCGAGCTCAAGGGGATTGCGCTCACGATCAAGGCCGGCGGCGTCGGCCTCACGCTCACGGCGGCGGCCGACATGGTCTGCGCCGACCTCGAGTGGAATCCGGCGCTGAACGATCAGCTATTCGCGCGGATCCACCGGATCGGCCAGGATCGGCCCTGCGTCGTGACGCTGCTGCGCGGCGACGCGTGGATCGAGGATCGCATGGCCGAGCTCCTCGGCCACAAGGCCCGCATGATCTCGGGCACGATCGGCCGCGTCGCCGAGCTCGGGGGGCGCCTGGCCGCCGCCCCGGACATGGCCGCGGTGATCGTGGGCCGGCCGGCGCGCCCCGTCGAGCAGCCCCGCCACGGCCAGGTCGGCGCGCTGGCCGAGCGTCCGCTGCGCAGCGGTTGGATCCGCGACCCCGAGCTCGTCGCGCAGGTCGAGGCGGCCGCGTTGCAGCTGCCGGGCGGGCACCTCGCGGCGTGGCTGCGCAAGGTCGCCGGCGAGACCGGCGGCGACCTGCCCGGCCGCGTCCGCGGCCAGGACACCCGCGACCTCGTCCGCGCGTGCAGGGCCGAGGCGGATGTCGCGCGGGCGCAGCGCTCGGACGCCCGGCCCGCCGAGGGCGCCCGCGAGGCGCACGCCGCCCGCGCGCTGGCGTTGCTCGCCGGCCTCGACTCGGACCGCGCGCGCGAAAAGAACGGCGTCGGCTTCGCCGCGTCGACGCAGCACGGCCACAAGCTCGCGGCGCACCTCGCCGCGACCGGCGAGCTGACCCCCGAGGAGTGGGGCGAGGCCGTCAAGATCGCCACGCTGCACAAGGGCCAGGTCGGCGAGCTGCCCGCGGCGGGGGAGGGCTGACCCGTGGGGCGCTCGACCTTCCCGGACGGCTCGCCGTACCACGGCGCGGCCTGGTGCTACGCGGGCACCCGCAACGCGGTGTACCTGCGCGACGGCCTGCGCTGCGTCCACTGCGGCCGCGACGCCCGCGGCGTCCTGCGCCGCGGCGGGTTCACGCTCGACCACGTGCGGCCCTGCTCGACGCACGGGATCGACCACTCGCCCGCGAACCTGATCACCAGCTGCCGCCGTTGCAACGTGTCGCGGCAGGCGCGCACGGTCCGCGCGTTCTCGGGGCCCGACGGCGTCCGCCGCGCGCACAACGCGGTCCGCCGCGCGCTCCCCGCCAAGCGTGAGGGCCTGGCGCTGCACAAGGCCGTCAAGGCGCGCGGCCCCGGCGAGCACGTCGCCGAGGCGCGCCGCCGCGGGTGGCTCGGGCCCGCGTAGCCTCGCCGCGTGCCAACCGCCGCCGACGTTCGCGCGAAAGCCCTCGATCCCCCGGGCCGGTGGGACCTCACGCCCGACGCGGTGATCGACCCCCTGATCGCGGTCTGCTCGACGCTGCACGCCGAGGTCGAGGGCGAGCCCGAGTGGGGCCCGCTCGTGGCGTACCACGTGGCCCACCTGCTCGCCCTGGCCGGGGTGGGGGGCTCGGGTGGCGGGGGAGGCAAGGGCGCCGTGGCGAGCCACTCGGTCAGCCTGGGGGGCGCCTCGGTCACGTACGCCGTGCAGGCCGTCCCGGCCGGCCAGGCCGTCGCCGCGATCGACGGCCGGACCGTGTACGGGATCCTGGCGCTGGCGCTCGACGCCGCGGTCCCGCACCCCGCGACGGCGTAGCCTCGGGCCGTGAGTTTCCTCGACACGCTGCGCAGGATCGCCGAGGCCGACGGCGCGACCGTGCGGGTCGGGTGGACCGACCCCGAGATCGCGCGGATCCAGGCGATCAACGAGGCGGGCTCCCGCGACGGTCGACGGCCGCCGGCCCGGCCCGTGCTGCTGCCCGCGCTCGACGCGTCGGCCGAGCTGATCGCCGCGTTGACCGGGCGCGCCGTCGCCGAGGCGGCCGCCGGCAGGGGGCCCGAGCGCGCACTCGACGAGCTCGGCCGGCGGCTCGCCGACGAGGTCCGCGCGCGCATCTACGGCGCGGGCCCCGGCAACGCGCCGAGCACGATCGCGCGCAAGGGGTACGACGCCCCGCTGCGCGGTCCGCGGGATAGGATCCTGGACGGCGTGACCCACGAGGTCGCCCGCGCGTAACCTCGCCGCGTGATCCCCCGCGACCCGTTCCTGACCCGCGTGATCCCCCGCGACCCGTTCCTGACCCGCCTGCGCCGACGCGGCGCCCTAGCAACCCTCACCCTACTCGCCGCGGCCCTGGCCTGCGCCGTCACCAACACACCAGGCGGGGCCCCGACGTGGGTCGCCCCCGAGGCGATCCCATGCGCGCAAGCGGCGGCGACCGCCGCGGCGGCGTGCCCCGCCGGCGCGCCGCCCTCGCCGAGCTGCGCCGCGGCGGGGGTGGCCGCCGCGCTGGCCTGCTCCCCGAGGCGCAGCGGCTAGCCTCGCCGCGTGCCGATCGCGCTTACTCCCGAGGGCCTCGCAATCCAAACCGGCGACGAGATCCTCGCCGAGGCGAGCGCGGCGGTCGCCGCCCTGATCGGCGCAGACTTCGACGCAACCGACCTGACGAGCCCCGAGGGTCATATCTTCCACACGCTCGCGCTGCGCGAGCTGTGGATCCAGGGCCGCCTCGTCGACGTGGTCGACGCCCTGTCGGTCGACCGGGCGCAGGGGCGGCAGCTCGAGGCGATCGGGGCCACGTTCGGTCTCCCGCGGCTCGGCGCGAGCTACGGCGCCGTCGCCGGGACGATCACGGGTACCCCCGGTTTCGACGCGGGGAACCGCTTGTTTGAACACCTCCCGAGCGGGACCCTGTGGCGCTCCCCGAGCCCGTCGATCATCGGCGGCGGCGGGACCGTGACCGTCACCCTCGGGGCGGTTGACCCCGTCGCGGTCTCGATCCCGATTACTGGCGCCGACTTTTGGTCCGTGGTGCAGGTGACCCCGCAGATCGTCGACGTTTACAACGCCACGATCGGCACGCCCGGCGAGCCCGAGGAGGACCTCGAGACCTACCGCGCGCGGCTCAAGGCGAGCGTGTCAGCGGGCGCGGGGACCGAGCCGGCGATCATGGCGGCGTTGCTGCGGGTCCCCGGCGTGACCGCCGAGACCCGCGTCCTCGTAAACCGAACCCTACTCGTCGACCCGAACGGGGTCCCCCCGAAGTCGGTCGAGGCGATCGTGGTCGGCGGCGGCGACGAGGCGATCGCCCGGGCGCTGTACGCCAGCGCCTCGAGCGTCGCGGGCTTCGCGGGGACCACGATCATACCCGCGAACACCTACCCCGGCCTCGACGTTCCGATCCGCTTCACGCGCCCCGCGGTGGTCGACCTGGACGCGCAGGTCGTCCTCACGACCACCGGCGCCGAGGTGGCGATCCCCGTGGATTACGTCGATCAGGTGCAGGGCGCCGTCGGAGAGTTCGCGTGGAAGATCGGGCAAAACCCGACCGCGGCCCGCCTGTACAACGCCGTCGGCGCCGTGCTCCCCGAGGACAGCTACGCGTCGATCACCGCGGGCTATCGCCTCGCCGGCAGCGGCGATCCGTTCGTCCCAAACTACGCGATCGGGCCACGAGCTCGGGCGGCCATCGCGTCCGGCGCCGTCGCCGTGTCTACCGTGTAGCCTCGGGGCGTGCCGCTCCCCGCCCCCCGCGTCCCCGAGCTAGAGATCGACCACGTGCAAGCGGCGATCGACGCCCTGCCGATCGCGCTGCGCACCCCGTTGATCCTGGCGATCGTCCGCGTGTTCGCGGCGCGTTGGCAGGCGATATGGGACGTGCAGGGGGCGATCCTCGGCGCGTTCGATCTGACCGATCCGGCGTCCGAGGCTTGGCCGCCGGCCTTGCGCGTGTGGGGCGACGCCCTCGGCGTGCAGTGGCGCAAGGCGTGGCCCGCGTCGACGTACCGACGCGTGCTGCTCGGCGCCCGCCTGGCCCGCGGGTCGACCGGCTCGCGCGAGGAGATCCTCGCGGTCGCCTCGGCGCTCACGCCCACCGGCGCGCCGCCGCCGACCGTCCAGGCCGCGCCGCTGACCGTGTGGGTCCACGCGCCGGGCATCACGGACCCCGACGAGCAGGAGGCCCTCCGGGCGCTGCTGTTGCTGGCGATCCCCGACGTGGCCGACCTGGCCCTCGACTTCGCCGGCGAGGACGTGCTCAAGTTTGACACGCCCGGCGCGGGCCTCGATCAAGCCCCGTTCGCTTGATCGAACCGCGACGCGCCGAGCAGCCCGGCCCGCTCGCACTCGACCCACAAGCCCGCGTCGTCGGTCACCGCGCAAACGACCGCGCCGACCTCGTCGAGCTCGTCGAGCGTGAGCTCGCCGCGCAGCGCCAGCGCGAGGAGGCCCGAGTCGATCGCGGTCGCGTCGCCGCTGCGCCGGACGCAGCGCCGGATCACCCACTCGCGCCACCACGGGATCCCGTTGACCGACGCGAGCGCGGCGTCGCCGGCCGCTATCAGCTCGGCGAAACGGGCGGCTTGCCCTGCGCCGACGTGGGGGCCGCCGCTCGCGTCAGACCTAAGATAGGCCCGACGTACGCCCACGCCGCGCCAAAAGGGCGAAACGACTCCGCGAGCATGGCCACGACCAAGCGCAGGATCTCGAGCGGGTCTTCGAGGTAGTAGGTGTCCGGGTCGAGCCCGGCCGCGGCTTGCGCCTCGCGGGCCGCCGGCGAGGCCGGCCACACCGGGGCGAGCGCCCCTTTTTCGCCGCTGCGCCACAGGCCCGAGACCTCGTCGGCCTCAGCCATAGACAGGAAAGCCTCCCACACGCCGGCCTGGCCGTATGAGCGCAGCAGCGACCCGATCGCCGCGCCGGCCTGCGACGCGTCGATCTGGCCGGTCACCAGGGCGCGCAGGGCCTCGGCGGCCGACTCGGCGGCGCCGGGGCCGTAGCTCGTCGCCAGCCAGTCGAGGACGCCGAGGGCGCGCTGCGCCCCCCATTTTTTGAACACGTAGGGCCGGAGGAGGCCGTACTTCGCGGGGTCTAGGGTCACGCTGCGGGGCATGCCGCGAGGCTACGCCGCCGTCCCGATCTTGAGCCCACGCAGCAGGTCGACCAGCGCCGCGCGGTGCTCGGGCGTCCCGTACGCGAGGACGCGGGTCTCGGTCACGACGAGGTCAGCGCCGGCCGCGATCGTCTCGCGGCGCACCGCGGGCCGAGCGGGCGCCGCGATCGGGGCGTCCCGCGCGGCGCCTGTGATCGGCACGCCCCCGAAGCTCACGACGACGCTCGACGGATCGACGCGAGCGGGCGCAGGGCGCCGGGGGAGCAGCACGCCGAGGCGGACGAGCCACTCGCGCTTGCCGTCGGCGGTCGCGCCCCGGGCGAAGCGGTGGACCGCGCGCGACAAGGAGGTGCGGTTGACGCCGAGGGCCTCGGCCGCGGCCGCGGTCCAAGCGGGTCGCCTGGGGGCGGCCACGTAGGCCGCGACGAACGCGGCCACCTCGATCGGGTGTTTGCCCCACTGCACGCGACCCCGCGCATCGCGGGGCAGGGCCCCGATCTTCGCCACGGCGTCGTCAAAACTGGTGATAGCTGCCATAACCGCGAGCGTACGCGACGCGGCGCGACGGCGTCAAGGCTTTTCATCGGTCGACGCCGGCAGCTCGACGGCCACCGCGGCGCCGCCGTCGCCGAGGATCGTCCCGCCCGAGACCCACGCGCCGGCCAGCGGAGCGCCGAGCGCCGTCGTCCGCTGACCTTGCCACGCCACGAACAAATCGAGCGCCGCGACCTCCTCGACCTCGGGAGGCGCGTCAACGTCGCGCGGGTCCACCTCGACCGCCCGCGACCTGAACGACAGGCCGTACCGCGCCAGGCGCCCCAAGGTTTCGTCGTCCTCCATGGCGATCCGCAAGCCGGCGATCCACTCGGTCGGCGACTGCGACCGGGCGCCCGTGGCCGCGACCCGCACCCGGGCCGTGAGGTCGAGCGTCACGCGGCGGGCCCACGCGGGCGTCGCCGCGGCGACGCAGTTGCGCAGCGCGTCGACGCGGCCCACGTCCCCGAGTGCGGCGGGCGTGATCGTGATCCCGGTTCCGCCGGTCGGGGTCGCGGCCCACCCGGCGAGGTGCGAGTCGGCGGCGCACTGCTCGATCAACGCGTCGCGCACGTCGGCCAGGACCTCGCCCGGGGCCCGCACGTGCGAGACGATCCACCCGTCGACCTTGAACCGCACGGCGTCGCCGACGGCCGGCAAGATCAGGGTCACCAGGACCGAGGCGGGGGCGGGCCACCGGCGGCGCACGTCGCCGAGGCCGCGCGCCGTCGGCCCCGAGATCCGCTCGAGCGATAGGTACGGGAGCGGCGGCCGGTCGACGCGCTGCTCGGCCCACAGGACGGCGCCGGGCGGCAGGCCGAGCGCCCACGACGCCCACACGCCGAGGCCCTCGCGGACACGATCCCACCGGAACGGGGGCGGCTGCGTCGCGGCTGGTGCGGGCACGCGGCGAGGCTACGCCCGGCGCGGGGCAGCGGCGAACATGGGCGGCAGGTCGTCCCACGGGTCGACCTCGGCGGGGGCGATAAAAATCGCGGGCGGGGGCTTGACGGGGGCCGCGGGCTCGGTTATCTTGATTTCACCATGAACGCCGCCGCCGCGAAGATCGTCATTCACCGCGAGCTCCCCGATAACTCCGGGACCCGGGAGATCACCCGCGACGGCGTGCTCGTCGGGCGCTGCGTCCGCACGTGGCACGCCGTCGACGGGTCGACCGGGTGGCACGTCGAGAACGTCCTCGGCCACGTCTACCGCCCGCGCGGCAGTCTCGACCGCGTCCGCGCGTTGTTCGCGTGAGCGCGCCACCATGGGTGGCAAGGCGCGCAGCGCCGCCTCGCCGCGCGCGCGGGCCGCGTCGAGCTCGCTCGGCCCCGGGCCGAACGCCGCCGCCGCGAGGACCTCGGCCTCGCGCCCCGGCCCGTCCTGGCGCAGCGTCGCTCCGTCCGGGCCCTCGGGGTCGCCGACCGTCGTCGCGGCCAGCACCGCGGCGCGCAGGCCCTCGTCGCGCCGCTTGCGACGGGGCTTGGCCGGCGGGACGGCCGCGGGGGGCGTCGGCTCGGGCGCGGCGAACAGATCCGCGCCGTCGGGCGCGATGTCGGTCGAGATCTCGGGGAGGCGCTCGGGGAAGTCGCCGATCGCGTCGGGGTGCGGCGGCGTGGGTAGGTACGCCTCGACGGCGGCGATCGTGATCTCGCCGGGCCCCGCCGCGGCGAGCGCTCCCCCGAGCAGGTCCTCGACCGCGTGGGCCTCGCGCAGCTCGGCGATCACGCCCGCCCTCGCCGGGGTGGTCGCCCTCGCCGGCGCAGGCGCGGGGACGCCGATCGGGTGCCCGGCCGGCGGCGTGAATGAGTCTGACCACTCGGACATGTGCGAAGGAACAGGCGCGACGCGGGCGTCGCCTTCCGTCGCGTCGAGCCACGCGACGCAGGCGGCCCGACCCTCAGCGCCCCACGCCTTGATCAGCGCGACGCCGGGGCTCGGGGGACGCGTCGGCCTGGCCTTGGCGCTGCGCTTGCGCGGGACGGTCGCCTCGCGCAGCCGGTCGCGCAGGCGGATCCACTCGATCGCCTCGGTCGGCGCCAGGCCGGCGCGCAAGCGGGACAGCTCGGCGTACTCGGGGTCGCGCTCGATCGCCACGCAAGCGAAGCCCTCGAGCAGGCAGGCCCGCGCCGTCGTCCCGCTGCCGCTGAAACAGTCGAGGATCACGCCGTCGTCGGTCCCGACCAAGCGCGCGAGCCACCGGGCGACCGGCAGGGGCTTGACCGTCGGGTGCGTGTTGCGGATGTCGCCGGGGAGGCCGTCGTCGCGGTCCGAGGGGTGCGCCTTGGCGGCGTACTTGAACCCGTCCAGGTCGGCCTCCTCGGCGTGCGGACCGACCCAAAAGAACCGCGACGCGCCGCCCTCGGACGCGACGATCAGGCCGTCGTCCTCGGGCGTCCCGGCGAACCCGCCGGCGCGCGCGCGGGCGTCGTCGGCCGCGCCGCGCGACGACTTGCGCATGGCGCCCGACTTGCGGATCCCCGACTGCGCGTCGAGCAGCGCGACCGGGCACCACTCGACGCAGGCGGTCGGGTCGCACTCGGGCGAGTGGGTCAGCATGACGTCGGGTGGCCAGCGGCCGATGTCGGGATCCATGCCGCTGCGATCGTCGGCCTGCGGGGTCCGCGATCCGTAGTCCATGTCGTCGACGGTTTCGGCTTCGCCGTTTGAGCCGGGGACATCCTTGTGATCGCCGATCCGGCAGGCTTCCACGTGGAAGGCTCCCGTCCCGTATTGGCGCAGGTTGGCGACGATCGTCCCGCGTGGCGGCTTGCGGTACACGCCGATCGGTTCGTTCGCCGGCTTGAGCGTCGGGCTCCACCCGGTCCACCTCGCCGACTCGTCGGTCGCGGGCAGCGAGTCGACCACCTCGCCCCCGGCCTTGCCGAAAAACTCGGTTGCGACGCCGTCGCGCGGCTCGGCGGCGCGGCGCACCCGGACCACCTCGCGGCGCTTGAAATCCTCGCCGGGCTCGCGGGCGTCGATGATCAGGCGCATCGCCTCGAGCTCGGCGGGCATGGCCCCGAGGACAGGCTCGAGCTTGTCCCACTGCTGCCGCGTGGGGACGTAGGGTTGCGACGCCTTGCTGATCCAGTGGCCGCCCATGCCCGCGGTCCCGCACATGCGATCGAGGTCGCCGGCCTTGAGCCCGAGCTCGGCGCAGCGGGCCCGGATCCAGGCCGTGCACGCGAGGATCTGATCGCGGTCGTGGCGTTGGCGATCGATCGCCTTCCCGAGGTCGCCGCCCTTGGGCCAGCCCTGACCGTTCAGCCACGAGATCCCGTCGATCTTGCGGAACCCGGCGAGCTCGATCGACGTCCCCATGAAGTGATCCGTCCGCGTCGCCGCGAACGCGAGCAGGATCCCGCCCGGCTTGGTCGTCCGGTACACCTCGCGGAACAGCACCGGCCCGGGCACGAACCGATCCCACTGCGCCCCCATGAACCCGCCGCCCTTTTTTGGCCACGAGTAGTCGCCGACGGCGAGCCACTGCGCCAGGACCTCGGCGAGGTCGGGCGGCTCGGACAGCCCGTACGGCGGATCGAGGATCGACGCGTGGAAGTAGTCGTCGGGGAAGCGGCGCAGCGCCTCGATCGCGTCGGCCTCGATCACGCGGATCCGCTCGGGGGTCTCTGTTCGCTCGATCATTCGACCACGGATCCTACGCCCGCGGGGCGCCCCGCGTCAAGGCTCGCCCTCGGGCTCGTCGGCGAGGTAAAAGGTCGCCGTGTAGTAGTTGCTGCCGCGCAGCCAGTCGGCCGCCGAGTGCGCGACCCACCACCGGCCGTCGCGCAGCAGCCGGTCGGGCTTCCCGAGCGGCGTCCCCGCGACTTGGACGCGGGTCCGGCAGATTAGGCCGACGGCCTCGACCTGGCGCGTCCCGGTCCCGCGCCGGGCGCGTTCGATCGGTTTGGCCGGCAGCACCACGTACGGGCGGGGGACCTCGACTTCGGCCCACTCGCCGGGCAGGGCGCGGCCGCCGGGTGAGGTCCCGCCCGGTTCGTAGCGGTGCAGCTCGACCGGGTCTACGTCCGAGGTGTCGAGGGCGGCGATCGCGGCGTCAAAGTCGAGCAGCGGCACGCGGCGAGGCTACGTCGGGAGCCCGATCGTCAGCTCGCCGCCGTGGTCGCCCTGCAACAGGACCTCCGTGTGGGTGAGCCTGCCGGGGTTCTCGCGCCACTGCGCCAGGACGCCGAGCTCCTCGGCCCGCTGCGCGGTCTCCACGACCTCGGTCTCGCACCCGAGGACGCGGGCGATCCCGGTGGCGCGGAGGACGGCGCGCTCGACCTCGAGGGTGACCGGGATCGGCGAGTCGCTGGCCCCGACGATCGACGCGTCGAGCCCGAGCGACAGGTCGAACGGGCACTCGCCGAGCCGCACCCGCAGGGCGATCTCGGCGTGCACCCGCTCGGCCTCGGCGCCGCTGCACACGATCAGGTGGCCGCGCTCGTCGCGGGCCAGGTCGCCGTCGGGGGTAGTTTTCAGCGTCCGCACGCCCCGAGGCTACGGTCGCCGAGCTAAGTTGGCGGGATCTTCACGTGCGCCGAGCTAACCGTGGGGGTGGACCACGCCGCGAGCGCGCCCTTGATCGCGTTCAGCGCGAGGTCGGCGATCGGGTTGCCCGTGCTCGGGAGCGCCCCGATCTTGGCCTTGAGGTCGGCGAGCGCTGCGTCCACCCCCTCGGCGACCGCCGCGGTCGCGCTGGCGCCGTCGCCGATCTCCACGTTCGGGGCCTTGAGTTTGGCGGCCCCGGTGGGGCCCGGCGAGAACGTGAGCCCGATCGTACCGTCGTCCGCCCACAGGCCGGCGGCCGGCGGGTCGGCCACCTCGGCGGGGCCCTCGCGCGCGTCCGCGAGGAAAAATACGTCGCTGATACCGTGCGTGTGCGTGAACACCGGATCGACCTGGCCCGAGCGCGTGGCCCACCTGTCGAGCGACCGGGCGGACACGAACGCCACCCCGCTGGTCCCCTCAGCCACCGCCCCGCGCAGCCGCATGGTAGCGTCGCCCGCGCTCGGGCGGACCACGACGGCGCGCAGGATCGGGGGATAGTCGCCGAGCGCGATCAACCGGTCGGCCTCCTCCTCGCCGAGCGGCGCCTCGAGGACGTAACCCGCGGGCAGGTCCTCGGCCTTGTCCAGGACGATCCGGCGCTGGATCGAGATCAACAGGTCGACCCTCGCGGGTTGCTTGCCCTCGCCGACGGCGTCGACGCTGGGCGCGTGGTACTTCAAAACGCGCGCGGGGAGACACGTCCACGCTTTGAGCAACGTCTCGCGCTGGATCGCCAGCGCGAGGTCGGCGAGCGTCGGCGCCGGGATCTCCTCGTTCGACTGCACGCGGCGAGGCTACGCCTTGGCGGCGCGGCCCTCGAGCGCCGCGAGCTCGGCCCGCAGCTCGGCCAGGCGGTGCGCCACGTCGACGAGCTGCACCCGCGACGCGGGGGCCATTTCGGTCAGATCGGCGTCGGTCACCATGTCGGCGAGCGCCGCGTCGCTGGCGATCGAGGTCTGCCACACGAACGCGCGCTCGGCGACCGCCGCCTCAGCGGCGGTCAGGTAGCGGGCGCCGTGGAAGTCGAGCCCCGAGCGGTCGCGCCGGGCGGCGAGCGGGAGCCCGGCCGGCAGCTCGACCCACCGGAGGCAGGCGCGGCGGTCTCCCGGCCCGACCTCGATCGACGAGGTGGCGAGGTGCCACGACTTCCCGACAGCGGGCTCGAACGGGCGCGAATACGCCGCGCCAGACAGCGGGAGGGCGCGCACGTCCTCGCGGGTGATCGTGATGTCGGGGGGCGGGGGAAGCGGGGCGCGGGTCTCCATGGCCGGATCCTACCCCGCCGCGGCGCCGCCGTCAAACCGGCGGGAGCGGCGTCGTCGGGCGCAGCGAGAGGTGGTCGTGCCACGCCGCGTCCCACGTCGAAAAAATCCGCTTGACGTGGTCGGCGCGGTTGGCCCTCGCGCCGATCGGCCGGCCGTCGTCCTCGGTCAGCAGGATTTGGCGGCCGGGGTGTGTGCGGTGGTCGAGCAGGGTAACCGCGTTGCGGTACCCCCGCTCGAGCTCGGTCTCGTGGATCAACGTCTCGCCGCGCACGAACGTGATCGCCGGGTCCCGCGTCGACCTCCCGCGGGGCACGTAGATCCAGCGGCCGTGCACCCAAAACGCCTCCATGTGCAGCGCGTCGCAGAGCCGTTGATTTTGCTCGATCGAGCTCCCGAGCAGCGCGAAGCCTTGCTCGTGACCGCCGAGCGACTTCTCCTCGAGCAGGCCCTTGAACTGCCCGGCGAACGCCTCGAACGGCTCCTTTCCGAGCAGTGCTTCCTCGCTCGCACGCAGCACCGCCTCGAAGTCGGCGAGGTCGACGCCCGGCGCGATCGACTCGGACACGCGGGCGTTGGCCCACTCGATCATACCATCTTGCGCCGTGATCGTGGTGCGCCAGTCGGCGCCGTCCGGGTTGTGTTCGATCCGCAAAATCATCCCCACGAACACCACCCCGAACGCACCCACGCGCCCGGCCTCGACCCGCAGGCGCCCGATCCGCCGGGCCTTGCGCGTCGCCCACGCCGTGTTCAGCGCTTGCCGTTGCTTGGTCGTCAGCAGGGTGCGCCGCTCCTCGGACAACCCCCACACGTCGATCTTGCACGTCTGCGGGGAGAGCACCGTGTTTAGTTCGATCTCGGCGCTCACGTGCAGGCCGTCGTCCTTGTCCGGGTAGTGATCCGCGATCAAAACCCCGGCCTCGCCGTCGTCCAGGGTGACCCGCACCCGGCGGCCCCACTGCACCAGCGAGGACGGCCCGGCCGGGACCTCGGCCGCGAGCGCGGCCTGGGCCAGGTCGAGCGGGCCGTCGTAGGGTCGCGGGTCAGCCACCGGCCGGCCTCGCGTCGACCTCGATCCCGACGCCCCCGGTCCCGAGGTCGCGCAGCCCGGGGTCGACGCCCCGCAGGGCGACGGTCACGAGCTCGCCGCGGACCGCGATCACGCGCTCGACCTCGGCGCGCCGCACCCTGATCACGCGGTCGACGGGCACGTCGGCCGCCGGTACGTGGTGCGCCCCGAGCAGGTCGGGGCCGAGGACCACGCGCACGGACAGCAGCAGCGGCGAGCCGCCCGGCGTGTGGAAGTCGGCGAGCCACGCCCCGCGCCCGCCGTGGCACCCGGGCTGCCAGCGCAGGCGCATGCGCAGCTCGGGCTCGGTCTCGATCGTCCCCGCGATCGCCGGCGGGCGGTCGCCGCCGAGGGCTGACAGGTCGAGGGTCGAGGGCAGCGGCACGCCGCGAGGCTAGCCCACCGTCGCGGCGGCCCTGGCCGCGGCGGCCCTGGCCGCGGCGGCCCTGGCCACGTCGGCCCACGCCTCGCCGACGGGCCCGCCGATCGCGTTGATCCGGGACCCGAGGTCGCCGCCCACGAACGGGCGCCCGAGCTTGACCGCGGCCACCGCGACGGTCCCCGAACCCACGAACGGATCGCACACCAGCCCGCCGCCGCCGTACGAGCGCACGAAAAACTCGGCGAGGTCGGGGGCGAACGTGGCGGGGTGGCCGACACCCGCGCCGCCGACGTGACCCACGTTGATCAACGTCGACGCCGCGGCGCGCTCGGCTTGCACGCCCCGCGGTCCGTGGTGCCCCCTCCCCGTCGAGCCCGCGACCTGGAACCTGCCGGCCTGCCGGGCGGGTCGCGTCACCCCGCGAGCGTCGAAAACGGGCGCCGCGCCGGGCCGCGCGAACACGTGGACCGGCTCGAGGCCGCTGCGGTGACGGGGGCCGAACAGGCCAGGCAGGCTCTCGCGGGCGTACCCGTAAAACTCGAGGTAGCGCAGGCCGAGGTCTTGCCAATCGAGGGCGAGGCGCATCCACGCCGTCGAGCGCTCGGATTCAAACCCCTTGCGCCACCGCTTGACCCTCCCGAACACGTTTACGGCGCACACGCCGCCCGGGGCCAGCCCGGCGAGCACCGCCGCCCCGAGCTCGCGGTTGTCGGCCTCGCGCCAGTCGGGCACGTCGGCGCCGTACTGACCGTCGCGGGATCCCGGGTACGGTGGCGAGGTCACGATCAGCGACGCGCCGCCGAGCTGCCGGGCGCGATCCAAGGTCGCGCGGTAGTCCCTCCGCTCTATCTCGATCAGCATGCGGGGGATGGTACCGCGGGGGGCCCCGGAGATCAACCGCCGCCGAACACGCCCACCTCGACGAACGTCGAGCCGGACGCACCGCCACCCCCGAAGCCCGCGGCGGCCAGGTCGGCGTCCGGGATTTGGCGCGCCGTCCGCAGGGTCACGATCCGCAGCTCCTCGAACTGCACGTCGACGATCAGGCCGACGCCGCTCGGGTGCGGCCGATCGCGCACCGTGCCGATCGCCATGCGGCGCAGCGACTTGCCCGGGACCGAGATCGTGATCGGGTCGTTCGCCGCGGCGAAGCGCTCGAAGTCGGCGAAGCGCCGGACGCAGCGATCGGGCGCCGCGAAAGGCTTTGCGATCGGCACGTACGGCGACTCGGCCTCGGGCGTGTCGGTCAGCAAAAAACTGACCTGCATGCGCTTGGGGTCGGCCTTGAGCCGGGCGTCGGTCACGGCCTTTTTGCCCCGCTCGACCGGGCGGCGCGCGACGGTCGTCGGGTCCTCGGCCGACCAGTCCAGCACACCGTCGAACGCGAACGTCCGATCCGGGCGGTACACCCCCGTCAACAGGTCCTCGGGGATGATCAGCCCGAGCCGCGACGGGTGGTAGGGTAGGAAGCTCACGCGGCGAGGCTAGCCCTTGACGCCGCTCGCTATCAGGCGCAGCGCGTCGCGGGTCTCCTCCACCATAACGCCCTTCACCACGCGCCGGACCTCGAGCCCGATCTGCCGCGCGTCCGCGTTGATCGTGTTGCCCGTGACCTCGACCGGAACGGTGACCGTGACCGGGCCGACGTTCGTCACCGCGATCGGCGGCGGCGTGCCGCGGGAGGCCACGTCCTCGACCCGCGCCAGCGCGAGGACGTTGGCGTTGATCTGGCCGGGCAGGAGCCGGCCTTGGTCGACCTGCCCGCGCAGGCGCTCGGTTGTTTCTTTTTCGGTCCGCAGGGCCAGGGCCGACGCCTCCTTGCGCCCCGACCCGTCCTTGAGCGCCCGCAGGCCCGCGACCTCGCCGGCGGCCTGCGCCCGTTGCTTGATCTCGGCCTCGATCTTGTTCTCGAGCTCGGACCGCTCGGGCTTGCCCGCCGATTTCGGCTTGGCCAGGTTGTACTTTTTCTCGAGCTCGCCGATCCGCTTGGCCTCGGCGGGCGTGAGCGCTTTGTTCGCCCGCTTCGCGCGCAACCTGCTGATCTCGGCCGCGTCGGCGCCCGACTCCTCGGCCGCGATCAGGTCGCCGCCCGCCCGCGCCGAGTCGCCCTCGCCCGCGTCGCTGATGCGACCCGCCGCGCGGGCCCTCGCGCGGACCGTGGCGGTTCGGTTGTCCAGATCGCGGCGCTCGGCGTCGGTCAGGCCGGCCTCCGACTTCCCGAGCCGGCGCAGCCGGGCGGCGCGGAACTTGGCGGCCGTCGCGTCCGACGCCTCGTCGCTCCCCGCGCTGCGCTTGTTTTGCTTGCGGATCAGGTTCGTCTCCTCCTCGGCCTGGCGCGTGGCGATCGTCGCCCTATCCATCGCCTCGATCTTCTCTTGCGACTCCCGAAACTTATCGAGCCCCGAGGACGCGTCGAGGATCGACTGCGCCGCCTTGTGCGCCTCGATCGCCACGGTCCCGAACACGGTCCCGAGGGCGACGCCCCCCGCGACCACGGCCCCCACGGGACCGGCCGCCGCGGTGGCCGCGACGGCGAACGCCCCGAGCGCGAGGCCCGTCGGCCCGAGCGCCGACGCGACCGAGGCGGCCCACGAGGCGAGCTTGGCCAGCGCTTCGGCGAGGCCGATCGCGGTCTCGATCGCCCCGCCGATCTTCCCCGGCAGCTCCTCGACCGGCCCGATCAGCTCCTTGGCGCGCTCCCACAGGCCGCGCAGCGCGTCGCCGAGGACCCGCCCCATGCGCTCGGCGCCGGGGCCCGACGTGGCGTCGAACATGGCCGACACCTCGGACACGATCTCGCGGAGCGCGTCGCCGAGGCCCGAGTCGTAAACGGCCGAGGCGGCTTGCGTGATCTTGTCTTGTAGATGCTCGACGGCCCCCGCCAGCGTGTTCGCCCGGAGGTCGAGCGTGTCGCCGAGTTTCGTCTCGGCGATCCGCGTGAAGTAGGATTGAAAGGCCGCGGCGCCCTTGTCGATCTCCTCGGTCACGCCGCGGAACGTCACCTTGACCTTGTCGCCCGCGGCGCTCGGCGATCCGAACCCGAGTTCCTTCAAACGTTCAAACTCGCCGGTGCCCGCGTCGGCCAGGGCCTCGGCGGCGTCGGCGATTCCCTTGCCGGGGGTGTTCGCGCCGATCGACGCGAGGGCCTTGACGCTGCGGGCGCTCGAGTCGAGGCCGAGGCCCTCGAGTCGGTTGACCGCCGCGACGCCCGAGCCCGTGGACAAGCCCTTGATCCCACGCAGCTCGGCGATCCTCTCCTCGGCCGCGGAGCGCGAGCCGAGGCGGTTCGCCAGCGTGTCGCGCTGCGCCGCGAACTCGGACCCGCGGCCGACGATCTCGCCGAGCGCCCCGACCCCCGCCGCGGCCGCGCCGGCGAGCCCGGCGCCCACCCCCACCGCGCCGGCGCGCAGCGCCCCGCGGCCCGCCGACTTGACGCCGGCGATCGCCCCGCGGACCGAGAACACCTCGGCGAGGGCCGAGCGGGCGTCCTCGCGGATCCCCGCGAAAAAGCGACCGGGCGCGGAGCGGAGCGCCTCGCGCGCCCTGCCGATCCCGGCGGTCAGCTCGTCGATCCGCTTGTTGCTCGCGTCGACCTCGTGGGGAATCTTGGCCAGCCTGGCGCGCACGGCCTCGAGGCCCTTGGCCCGCTCGGCGATCTCGCGGTTGGCCTTGGCGATCGCCTGACCCCACTCGCGCTCCTCCTTGGCGGCGTGGCGGACCCCGGCGGCGGCCCGCTTGGCCTCGTCGGCGAGCTCGCCGGCGGCTTCGGCGGCGGCCTCGATCTCGGTCGGGGGCCCGATTTTCTGGGCCTTGCGCAGCGCGGTCAGCCGCGCGCGGGCCGACTCCACCGCGGCGGCCGCCTTGGTCGCCGCGGCCTGCATGCGGTCGAGGTCCTGCCCGCCGCGGAGCTTGACCTCGATCACTTGGGTTTCTACTACGCGCTCGGGCACGCCGGGAGGCTACCGGGAGGGGTCGCTAGCCTCGCCGCGTGCCCGACCCGCAGAACCTAAAAGACATCGTCGACGTGCAGGTGACCGTGGCCGACGCCAAGAGCGCGGGCGCGTCGTTTGCGATCATGCTCCTGGCCTCGACCTTCGCGGTCCCCGAGCAGTGGGACCTCGACGGCTTCGATCGCCAGCGGCAATACCTCGGCGACCTGACCTCGATCGACGCGGAGCTCGCCGACCACGGCTTCCCCGAGGACGGCGCCGTGCGGCGCATGGCTCGGGCCGCGCTGCGCCAAACCCCGACGCCCGACCGCGTCGTGATCGGGCGGCGCGACGCGGGCGACGCCTCGTGGGCCGCCGCGCTCACGGCGATCCGCGCCGCGGGATCCGACTTCTACGCCTTGATGATCGAGGACCGCGACGACGCCAGCATCCTCGCCGCGAGCGCGTGGGCCGAGACTCGGTTCGTCCGGCTGTTCGTTCAGAACGCGACGGCCGCGGTCCTCACCGCGTCCCCGAACAACGTCCTACAGCAGCTCCAGGACCTCGAGCGCCGTCGCACCGTGTACCTGTGGCACGACCCCGAGGTCGCCAGCAAGCTGGGGCCCGCCGTGATCCGCACCGCGAAGCCCGGACCGTGGGATGTCTCGACGGTCCTCGCCGGATACTTGAACCCGGAGGTCGACGGCGACGAGACCACGATCCTCCTCTCCGGCGCGCCGGGCGTCGCGCTCGGGAAGGTCGGCCCGTACAACCTGACGTCCGGGTGGCACCTCGACCTCTCGATCGGCGGCGTGGTGCAGCCGGTGGTCACGTTCCTGCCCGCGATGTTCGACGACATCGCGGCCGCGACCGCGACCGAGATCGGCGCCGCGATCGTCGCGGCGATCGGCGCCAGCAAGATCAAGGCCGGTGACGCCGCCGCGCTCGGCCTCGGCGCCGCGGGCAAGCTGGCGATCGCCACCGCCAAGGCGGGCACGGGCCAGGCGTTCGCCGTCCTCGTCGCGTCCACCGCGGGCCTGATTACGGAGCTCGCGGGGACCGTGACCGTGGCGACCAAGACCGGGACCGGCGACATGGCCGACGCAACCGCCATGACCCCGGCCGAGGTGGCCGCGTGGATCCAGGCCGAGCCCCTGCCGGCGGCCACCGCGTCGGCGGTCACCGCCGGCAAGTGGACCGGCCACGTCGAGATCACCGGGGACGCGTCCGGCGAGTTCGCCACGCTGCGGGTCCGCGGCGCGCTGGTCAACGACGTGCTCGGCTTCCCCCGCGAGCTGACCCGCGGGATCGGGACCGACGAGGACTACGCCGACGTCCAGTGGGCGGCCGGCCGGGTGGGCGGCGTCAAGATCGACTCCCCGCGCCCCCGCGGCCTCGTGACCCTCGATAACTTCTCGCCGTACAACGACGGCCGCATGCGGGCCGACTCGCTCGAGGAGGGTCAACGCCTGAACGTGCGGGCGCAGGGCGGCAACACCCTCGAGCTGCGCACCGCCAGCCGCCTGCCGGGGGAGTTTCACTTCGGCAAGGCGCCGAGCGGTCACTACGTCGACACGCTGATCGGGGCCGATTGGCTCACGCTGCGCCTGCTCGAGGCGATCAAGGCGGGCCTCGACGCGGTCGCCGACGGCGGCGGCCAAATCGATTTCAGCAACGCGGGCGCCCGCACCTTCCTCCTCGAGCGGATCGGCGGCGTGTTCGATCGCGCCGTCGCGTCCGGGATCCTGGCCTTCGCCGACATGACCCCGCCCGACGAGGAGGTCGGGAAGCTGACCGGCCTGATCCTCCCGACCCTCGAGGAGCTGCCGGCCGACGGCCCCACGCTCGACCGCTTCTGGTCTGGTATTTCGTTCGTGCAGCAGGGCGGGCGGGCGCTTCACGGCGCGATCGTCCGCGGCTCGGTCCTCCCCTGATCCCGGTCCCGACCCGACCGGCTAGCCTCGCCCACGCAGGAGCATCATGCACGACCCCGCCGCAGTAACCGCCCAGATCGGCCCCGACTTCACCGCGTCCGGCTTCGCCGACGGCGAGTTCCTCACCTACGGGTACGACGTGCCCGACGAGGTGACCGCCGTCCCCGGCGTCAACATCACGGGCCACGTGAAGTCGGTCAACCGCGCCGGGTTCGTTCAGCTCGTCTTTCACTTCAAAAGCAAGAGCCTGAAGAAGCTGAACGCCATGCGCAAGGCCGCCGCGGCCCCGGGCGCCAACGTCAAGTTTACCCTGATCGTCGCCGACCTGTCGGGTTTGTCGATCGTCAAGCTGACCGGCGCCCGTTTCCAGTCCCGCCCCGGCGGCTCGTACGCGACGACCGGCCCGAGCTCGCGGACGTTCCGCTTCCACGGCGAGCTCCTCGAGGTCGACGAGCTCGGGTTCCCGGAGGATTGAGCCATGCCCGTGATCATCTTCCGCGCCCTCGTGATCCTCGCCGTCGGCCTCGCCGTCGTCGGCGCCTGCATCCTCGCCGACCGCCGGGCGGCGCGTCGGCGCCGGGGCCCCCCGTGATCACCGCGCCCCCGCCGAGCCCGCCCGCCCCGCCCGCGCCCCCCGGGGTCAGCAAGAGCGCCGTCGCGGGTGGGCTCGGCGGGGCAGGCGTGGCGATCTGGCTGATCGATCGGCTGCTGATCGACGGCGGCGAACAAGCCGCGGCGACCTTGACCAAGCTGTCCCCGCTGCTCGGCCCGGTTTGGGCGTCGTGGCCGGTGCTCGTGTTGCTGGTCGCCGTCGCGTGGCTCGCCTTGGATAAGTGGCACGTGGCGCAGGCGCGACAAACCGACGAGGCCCACGCGCTCGCGGGCAAGGTCGGCGAGGTGGCGGCCAGCCTGACCGGGCTGCGGACCGAGGTCCACGGCCTGCGCGGCGCGTTGCAGGACCACGCGGCCGCGACCGACGAGCGCCTGCGCAGCCACGAGGCCGGGCTCGGCGAGCTGCGCAGCGAGGTGTCCCACGTGCGCGGCCGGGTCGACGTGTTGGAACGCCCGCGCCCACCCCCCAAGCGGAGGGCGGGGCGGGCGTCGGGTTGATCGCGGCGGCGCGGCTCACGTTCCAGGCGTGCTCGACGGCCGCGTCGCGGGCGGCCAGCCACAGGCGCTCGGCCTCGGGTTGGTCGGCGGCGCCCAGCTCGACGACGGCCTGCATGCCGCGCTGATTCTTCCCCCAGAACACGAACATCGCAGGGTCTTCCTGCGCGGGGAGCTGGGGCAGCCGCGCCAGCGCGGGGCCGCCGTGGCAGGCGATCAGCGCGGGCACGCGGCTGTGCGTGTTCGTGGCCGGATCAAGGTGCCACTCGCGCACGCCGCAGATCTTCTCGACGAGGTCGAGCTCGCGCGTGTCCGTGCACCAGTTGTCGCCAGCACTCACTCGAGCCTCCGCAGGTCGTCATCAGAAACACCCATCAACATGAGGATGGCAATCCCGTTTGCGGGATCGTAGCTCGCTTCGATTCGGCCTGGCTGCGGAGTCAGGTGAGCGAACAGGCCCAGAAGATACTGCAATCGTAGCGCTTCGGCGCGCAGATGAACTGAGAGATCAACGCGCATGAACACGTGGGGCACGTCGAGGGCGTCAGTATTGCCAGCCGCCCTTTTCGTAACGCCGTCGCCCGAATCAGTCGTGTTGAAGCCGTGCGAGCGCAGCCAAACAACTAGATCACGAACGCCCGGGTCGAGGGCGTCGAGTTCGTCAGCGGTGAGAGGTTCAACCATCATGCGATCTCCAGCGTCGCCGTCGGCGCAAGATATTCTTTATCGCGCGCTTCGCCGTTCAACATGCGAATCTTGGCGACCTCGTTGGCCACACCAACCGTGATGTGCATCCACGGCTCGAGCAGCCGGTTGACGTCTCGTGCGCCAGGGACACCGTGTAACCCCCGAGGCGGTCCTCGGGGTCGTTCGTGTTGGAGATCGACGTGTTCATGCAGTCGTCCAGGGCGAACCCGGCGAACAGGTTGATTTTGTGCTTGTGGCATAGGTCCCACACCTGCTGCCACAAGGGGCGGATCTCGGTCTCGAACGCCGTCAGCTTGGGGCCGGGCGTCGGCGCGGGGGCGACGCCCTCGGGGGGCGCCGCCTCGGGGGCGGGGGTGGGGTTGCTCGCTTCGGGTTGCGTGTCGTTGTCGGTCACGCCGCGACCCTACCACGACGGGCGGGCGGGCGCAACCGCCGGATCCAATAGCGCCAGGGCCGCCCCGACCACGGCTGCGCCGGCGCGTACTCCCGCCACCCGCAGGCGGCCAGGTTGCGCGCCGAGCGGGCGTTGTGCGGCGCCGTGTCCGTGATCGCCGCGACGGCGCCGCGCGCCCGGGCCCACCGCTCGCGCACCCGGATCGCGCTGCGTTGCAGCCCGAGGCCGCGGCGGTCGGGCATCACGCCCGCCCGCGAGAAATAACAGACGGGCCCGCCGAGGTCGTGGACCTCGGGACGCAGCGACATCGCGGCCGAGCAGAACGCGAGGACCTCGCCCCCGGGGCCGAGCTTGAGCCACCGGGCGTGGCGGTGGGGCGGCTGCTCGACGCCGGGGAAGCACAAGTCGTGGGCGGCCGCCCAGCGGGGGTCCTCGGGGTCGACGATTCGCCAGGTCACGGGGCTAGGCTACCACGGACCGGCGCCGGGCGTAGCCTCCCGGCGTGACCCGCCCCGCGCGTTTTCCGCAAGTCGCCCTCGTCCCCGGCGGTAACTTCGCCGAGCCCCCGTCCGGCGTGCAGCTCGGGGGGTGGCCGGTCGGCGCGGTTTTTCCGAGCTCGGACGCGAACTGGCTACTGCGCCAGATCACGGACTGGGTTCGGGACGGCGACGGGTTCGGCCTGCGCGCGACCGACGCCCTCGCCGCGGTCCCCTGCCGCGTGTCGACCTCGATCCTGGACATCTACGACGGCGCGGGCGCGACGCTCACGGCGACGATCACCACGGGCGGGATCTACTACCACGGCGTCGCGGGTCGGATCGACCTGACCGACGCGCCCACCGCGTACAGCGGCGGCAACGCCCTGGTGTTCCCACCGTCGTCCGTCTCCTACGTCCTGGCCCGCCCGCAGGCGGGCACCAGCGGCGGCCCGATCTCGGGGTCGAGCTGCGCCGAGCTCCTGGTGTCCGCGGTGCAGCCGGTCGCGGGGTACGCGACGCTGCTACAGGTCACCACGGACGCGACCGACATCACGGCGTCGATCACCCACTCGGGGGTCAGCAGCTACCTCGAGTGGGGCAAGCTGACGAACTTTACCCTCGGCCTGCGCGGGACGGACGCCGTCCTGTCGGGCTCGCTGACCGCGGCGACGGGCGTGTTCGGCGGCGACGCCGGCGGCTCGGACACGCTCCAGGTGGTCGGCCTCGCGGGCGGCGCGGGCTTGGTCGCCAGCGCCGCGTCGACCGGCCGCGCCGTGTGGGCGGTACAGGCGGCCACGGGCCCGGCGGGGTACTTCGATACCTCGGCCGGCGCGGGCTCGGCGATCGAGGCACACGGCAACACTACCTCGCCGGCGATCTACGCCGTCGGCCGGGTCAACGTCTCGACCCCGGCGAGCTCGTACGGGTTGCAGGTCGGCGGCTCGGGCAACGTGGACAACATGTTGTCCTCGAACGCGTCGGGCACCGGCCGCGGATTTTTGTGCGTCGGGTCGGCCACCGGCGGGGAGGGCGGGTACTTCGATCACCTGCGCGCGACCGGCTCGGCATACAGCGTGTACGCCCGCACGGCGGCGGCGGCCGACGCGACGTGCGAGGCGATCTGCGGCGAGGGGCGCAGCGCAGGCAACGGCGTGCACGGGAAGGCCGTCACCGGATCGGGCGTGGTCGGCGAGGTCAGCAACAACGCCGGCGTGGCCTTCCGCGCCGAGACCCGCACCGCGGACACCACCTACGGTTTCAGCGGCGGGTTCATGTTCAACGCCAACGCCGCGGTCAATCAATGGCGCGCGACGATCTCCGGGTTTGCGGGGGTAAAGTCGTTCGCGTGGTACGGGCCCGGTAGCTTCCTGCACGCGTACGAGGTCACGACCGGCCCGATCGCGGATAGCAACGTGTTTGACCTCGCGTGGCCCACCGTGACCGCCCTCGCCGCCGAGGGTAACGGGTTTTACGGCGCCGCGCTCGGGGCGAGGATCCGGATCCGCGTGACGTTCGACGCCCGCTGCGTCGCCGCCGTCGCGTCGGGGGTGGACATCCGGTTGACCGACGAGACGAACGGCGGCTCGACGATCGTCGAGCGGTCCGGCGCGGGCACGGGCACCACCGCCGGGTGGGCCCTGCCGCTCGCCGCGACCGACTGGCAGCGCCGGATCGCTTTTGAATGCGAGTACGCGCCGCCGAACGACGGCGACCTCTCGATCAAGCTCAAGGTCAAGCGGAACACGGGCGGCCAGATCTCCACCCGCGACATCGTGGTCGAGTTCCTCGGGACCTTCGCAACCTGATCAGGTCGCCTCGGTCCCGACCGCCGGCGCGCAACCCATGGCGCAGGCGCACAAGCGGCCCGCCTGATCGTTGCCCCGCTCGGCCGCGATCCCGCAGGGGTCGCCGCCTTGCGAGCAAAGCCAGTGCGCCAGGCCGCAGTCTTGCGGCGACAGGCCGCTCGCCGCGCACGCGAGGTCCAGCACGTCGCACGCGTCTTCGCAGACGCCGTCGGGGGTCACGTGCGCGGTGCACTCGGCGGGGCCCGGGCACGGCGGGCACCGCTCGCCGGTCGAGCCCGCGCCGAGGTCGACGGCGGTCCCGGTCGTGGTCGTGGTCGTGGTCGTCGCGTCGGTCGACGCGCCCCCGTCGTCGGTCGACGCGGTCCCGGTGGGGACGGGGCCGGTGGTCCCGGCCTCGGTCTCGACGGCGGTCGCGCAGGAGGCGGGGGAGCAAGCGCAGGCGAGGGCGAGCGCGAGGAGGGTGAGCTTGATCGTGTGCATGCGGCGAGGCTATAGCACGGGTGCGGCGCGGCGTCACGCAAGATCGGCGGCCAACGGCGCGAGCCGCTCGCGCAGCACCTCGGCCGCGGCCGCGGCGAGCGCCTCGATCCGGCCGCGGGTGCGCCCGGTGCGGCGGGCGAGCTCGCGCACCGTCACCTTATCGCACCCTATCCCGTTCAAAGCCCGCACGACGTCGCGCTGCTCGGCCGGCAGCTCGTCGACCGCCGCCCCCACCGCGTCGGTCGCGGCGCGGCCGGCCGCGTCCGCGGGGTCGGGCCCCGGGTCGACCCGCACGTCGAGCCACGTGTCGCGCGACTCCCGCCCGTTGACCCCGCGCAGCACGCGATCGGCGCTGTCGAACGTGTAACCGCCGTCCGCCCACTCGACCACCTGCTGCGTCACGCGGGGGATCTTCCCCGCCGCCGCGGCGAGCTCGGCGACCGACGGCTCGGCGCCGGTCAGGCCGCGCAGCCGATCGCGCGCGCGCATGACCCGGGTCCGCGAGGACAGGGCCGCGCCCGGCGGGCGAAAATCGTGGCCCTGCTCGCGCAGCGCCCGCTCGGCGTAGTGGCGCAGCCACCAGCCGGCGGCGTTGCTGAAGCTCGAGTGGCGGCCGGCCCCGAGGTGCCAACGATCGTACACCTCGGCCGTGTGCAGGATCGCCAGCATGCACTCCTGCGCGAGGTCGTCGGCCTTGAGCCGGGACAGGGGGCCGGCGGGGGCCGTGCCGATCGCGTGCTCCACCGCGAGGCGCATGTGCGCGTCGGCGCAAGCGTTGCGCGCGATCAGGGCCCGCGCTAGCCCGCGCCGCAACCCCCGCGCCTGGTGCGGGACGGCGCGGGCCGCGGCGTCGGCGTGGGCCAACGACCTCGCCGGCTCGGGCACGGCGGCGGCGAGCCTGGCCAGGTCGTCGGCGTGCTTCGCGGTCCACCCGGCGAGCAGCCCGGCCGCCTCCATGAGATCGGCGAGCGCCCGCCGGGTCGAGGTCGTGGCGTCCTCGAGGGCGCGGCGCTCCTCGCGGGGCGGCGTCGGGGGGACGCCGCACCGCGTCAGCCATTGAGCTAGCTCACGAGACCGCGCCCGGCCGGCCCTCTTGATCTTCGGGGATCGCATGAACGGTCGGGGCGCTATCCCCGGCGTCGACCGCAACCGGGCCGGTGGCCGCCTTGGCCGCGCGCTTGGCCGCGCGCTTGGTCGCGCGCGCGCTCGGTTCGGGCGCGGGGGCATGGGCGGTCAGCGCGGGAGGGGCCGACGGGGCGTCGTCCTCGGGGCCGTCGGTCGCGGGCTCGGGCGCCTCGGGCTCCTGGGGGACCGACTGCGGGGCGATCGCCGCGGGGGCGGGCGTCGCCGCGGGGGCCGCGGTCGGGGTCTCCCACGGGTCGCCGGGGAGGTCCCACCGGCGGCGCAGCCAACGAACGCCGAGCGCCTCGAGGCCGAGGTCGACGCCGTCCAGGATCGGCCCGGGGTCGATCTTGTTTTTGGTCACGTCGTCGTGACCCACGAGGTAGAGGACCCCGGGGTGCTTCGCCTTGATCTCGGCGATCTGCGCGCGCAGCGCGGCGACCTGCGCGGGGGTGGGGCGCTCCCACGTGGTCGAGCGCACGGACCGCTTGCGGTGGGGCGCGGCCAGGGCGCGCTCGGGGTGCAGCTTGGCCCACTCGCGGGACACCGGCCCGAGCAGGGTCAGGCAGATCCCGACGCTGCGGTCGTTGATCCGCCGCCCGGGCGCGCCGGGCTGGTCGTCCCACGGGTGACCGTCGCCCGCGTGCCAAGCGGTGTCCGTGGTCGAGACGTACTCGGCGACGCCGCCCGCGCGGCCGATCCCCCGGTGGTAGCTCGCGTCTCGGGTCGGGTTGCGTTTGAAATACTCGCCGAGCTTGACCTCGTCGCCGCTGCCGGCCGACCAGTGGATCACGATCGTGTCGGGCTCGCCGCCCCGGCGCCCCGCGGTGTGTTGCTTGAGTGGGATCTGTCGCACGCCGCGAGGCTACGGCCCGGCGGCCTCAGCCGTGGCGGCCTCGGCCGCGTCGAGCGCGTCGAGCCTGGCGACCTCGGCCGTGGCCTCGGCCTGCGCCGTCGGGTCGCCCTCCCACAGGGCGACCACCTCGGCCTTGCGGTACCGCCGGTGGCCGTTGCCCGCGTCAAACGCCCGCAGCTTGCCCTCGGACACCCACCGCGCGATCGTTCCCTTCCCGACCCGCAGGGCGCGCCGGATCTCGGGCTCGGTCCACGCGTCGGGCAGCGTCGGCCCGTCGCCGACCGCCGGCGCCGCGGTCGGGCCGGGCACGGGCGCGGGGTTCGGCGCCTGCTGTCCCGCGGGCACCGTCGCCGCGACCGCGGCGAAGCCGGGGTCCAGGGCGGTCAGCATTGCCCGCGCGGCGTCGCCGGAGATCTGGCCGGCGGCGGCGGCGATCAAAGTCGAGAGGCCCGCCTGCGCCACGCCCACCGGGATCGACTTCTGCACCGTGTCCGCGCCGGCCTTCTCCACCGTTGCGACGTTCGCCGCGAACCCCCCGCCGCCGAACACGGACGCCCGGATCTCGTCGGCCCGGATCACGTTGCGGTCCAAATAAATCTGCTGCCACTGCGCGGTCGCCAAGCGCCAGTCGGCCTCCTCGGTCGCGTCCAGGACCCGAAGCGGTGCCCACGTAAACGCGAGGTCCAGCTTCGCCACGACGGCGGCGGTCTCGCGGCGGTGCGCGGCGAGGGCCGCGTCGCCCTTGGCGTCGTCGGCCGCGGCCAGAGCGAGCAGCGTCGCCGCGAGCTCGACGGCGAGGGCGCGGTAGACTTCGAGGATCGACGGCGAGACCTCGGCTTGCACCTTGCGGATCACGTTATGCCAGTTGTCCCGCTCGGCGTCGCCGGGGCTCTGCAACCCGCCCGGCGACATGCCGAACAAAAGCGTCATGGGGGTCCCCCACGCCGCGGACAGCAAGAACCCCAGGCCCGTGATCGGCTCGGTCACGTTGTAGCCGCCGGGCGGGGCGGCGTACCCGATCGCCTCGCCGACCGCGAGGTCGAGCAGGACCGGCGCGTCCTCGCTGGCCTCGTCGTGGACCTGTCCGTAACGCGACTGCGCCCGGGCGCGGTTCGCCTTGAGCTGCGCGCCCATGTTCTTGGACGCGTGCCACGGGATCGCGGGGCGGGCCGCGACCCGAGCCGCGCCCCGGCCGGCGGCGAGCAGCTCGGCGAGGCGCTGCTGCACGCCGTCGAGATCGCTGCGGCCGTCGACGGTCCGCAGGCGATGGAAGCGCGACTCGTGGACGCGGACCTCGCGGCCGCCGCGGAGGTTCAGCTGCCCCCACAGGTGCTCGTCTTCGGGGTTCGCCGGGATCGCCAGCGTGGGGATCGTGATCTCGCTGACCTCGCCCCACTCGGTCGATGCCGGCCCGTGGTACTTGGTCGGCCGGTAGTCTCGCTCGTGGCCGCGGAGCACCCGCAGGGATCGGACGCGGGTCGCCTCGACCCCCGCCGAGGACGACGGCGCGGGCTCGGCCCACCGCCCGGGGTCGTCGCCGATCGTCCGCAGCATCGCCGCGTCGCCCTCGACCTCGCGCACGCGCTCGAGGTCCGCGACCCGCTCGCGCAGGTGCAGGTGCTCGGCCCGCTGCTCGAGCCACGCGAGGACCATGGCGGTCATGTCGGCGGGCAGCGGGGAGCGCGGCGCCTGCACCTTGCCCCACTCGCGGGTGGCTTCCCACCCGCGGATCGATACGGCCCGGCGGCCGATCCCCTCGACCGTGATCGCGTCGCGCTCGGTCGCCGACAAGCGACGCGGGCTGCGCCAGCGAAACGCCGTCGACGAGTCGCGGCCCCACACCCCCTGGCCGGTGACTGGGTTCCACAAGGCCGAGCCGCCGGCCGGGCCGACCGGTGGCGCCGATGGGTCGAGCGAGACGTCGGCCTTGGGGGTTACCCTCGGGGCGCGGGGTTTGGCGGCGGGGGGTCGTGGCACGCGGCGAGGCTACGGCGCGTCTACGTAGTAGAACGCCCCGGTCCCGAACCCCTCGACCTCGGCGCCGCCGATGCAGGTCGCGGGGGCCGCGACGCACGCGACCACCTGCTCGGGGGTGGGGGGTGGGTCGTCGCCGATCGGTTGCGACGCGACGGCGACGCGGAGCGCCTTGCCCTCGGGCGCGGGCAGGTGCGGGGCGGCGAGGATCATGTAGGCAGCGGGGGCGCCGGGGCACTCCCACACGCGGGTAGCGGGCTTGATCGCGGGCATGCCGCGAGGCTACGTCAAGGGCACTGTGATCTCGCCGCTGCGCCGATCGATCGTCACGCCGCCGTAACCGCCCGCGGTGAGGAGGGCGAGCGCCGTCGACCACGGCTCGACGCGCTCGGGGTCGCGGGGCGGCGGTTGCTGGCGCACGGGGATCGAGATCGTCGCCGTGGCCGAGTGGGTGCGCTTCGCGTGTTGCAACGACGCCTCGACCTCGCGTTCGATCTCGGCGGTGGTCTGTACCGGGGGACGCACTAGCTGTGATTTCGGGGTGATCATGCCCACACGGTGCCACGGGAGCGCGCCGCGGTCAAGCGTGGATCCTAAAGAATCCCGCCTCCCGCGCCCACTGGAGCACCTGCGTCGTTTCGTCGGCGAGGTCGTTCGGGGTCGCGGGGAAGCGGGCGAGCTCGGCCAGGTACGGCTTAACCCACGCGTCCGAGATCCGCCCGAAGCTGTACGCCGGCAGGCGCACCCGACCGGCGCGCACGTCGGGCAGGGCGATCGAGGCGCGCGCCTCCTTGCTGTTCGCCGGCGGTTTGATCGCCGTGGCGCCCTGCGCCGCGGCCCATAGCTCGGGGTCCTCGGACGGGTCCGCGTTGGCCAGGCGGGACAGCAGCGGGACGCCGTTGCTCGTGTCCTCGATCAGCTTGACCGTGGCCTCGGGCCACGCTCGACACAGGCGCACGAACTCGGCCTCGAACTCGGCGAAGTCCCACCGCCCGACGCGCTGATCGAGGCGATCGAGTCGGCCCGCGCCGATCCCCCACACGCCGAGGGCGCAGCGCGACTTGCCCGATTTTTTGCTGGCCGGGTCGACGCTGATCACGATCGCGTCGTAATCGGACGAGCCCTGCGCGACCTTCGGATCGTACCGCCCGAAGTCTGTCTCTTTGAACAGGTTACCGCCCGGCCGCGTGGGCCGCTGCTGATACATGGCCTCCCACCGCTCGCCCTCGAGGGTCGCCTGAAACTCGGCGTAAATCGCGGCGAAGTCGGGGTCGAGCCACTGCCCCGGCTCGCGCCAGTCGTACGACTCGGGCTCGTCGTCCAGGAGCGCGGGCAGGCGGCAGCGGTAGTGGGGCAGGCCGAGGGCCCGCCACTGCGCAAGGGCACGGCCGATCGGATCGTCGGGGTGCCACCGCGTCCCCATGAGGATCACCGCGTTGCGCTCGGGGTGGCGGCGCGTCCAGAAAACCGACTGATACCAGCCCCACACGTCCTCGAGATTCTTGTCCGTGACGTCGCCTTCGTTGGCGATCAGGTCGTCGCAGATCCCGAGGTGGAAGCCCCACCCGGTTAGGCCCGCGGCGAGTGAGGTCGACAGGTAGTACCCGTCGCCGGCGGCCACCTGGCCCTGGCGCGTCATGTACAGCGTACGGAACATGGCCGCCCGATCCTCGGCGTGGGTCCGCAGCTGCCCGGGCGCGTGGACCGTCGAGCGCAGGCGGGTCGCGTAGCTCGGGAGGTAGTTCGGCGCCTGCATCACCTGCCGCGTGTCGCGGACGTTGCGGCCGGCGAGCTCGCGCGAGTGGGACCCGGTGACGATCTGGAGGTGGGGGTCGAGGCCGAGGCCGCGGGCCGAGCCGAGCACGCACGACCGCAGGGTCTTGCCGGCGCGCGGCGGCAGCTCGATCACCCCCAGCGACACGCCGCCGGGCAGACCGAGGGCCGCACGCAGCGAGAGCTCGAGGTGGTCCGAGACCACGTGGCCCGCCTCGCGCAGCTTCCACCCGCGGTAGGCCGCGACGCCGAGGCCCTCGATCCCCGAGCGGCCGCCGTGCGCCAGCACGGCGTCCGCGTCGCGGATCGCCTTGATAGGATCGAGCTCGGCCAGCACGCGGCGAGGCTACGGCAGACGGCCGGGGGATCGAACCCCGCGGCCCGGTTTTGGAGACCAGGCCCGCCACCAGGACGCCGCCTATGCGAAAGGTTACGCCGCCGCCGCGCGGGCCGCGATCGGCGTCCCGCCCGGGCCGGGGCCGCCCGGCTTGTGCTGCTCGGCCAGGTCGCCCTCGAGGACGACCCACCACACGAGGCCCGTGGCTTGGCGCATCATGTCGAGCTCCCCGCGCCGCTCGAGGCGCCACTGGCCGGCGTGCAGCCGATCGATCGGCAGCAGCGGCTCGAGCAGCAGCCCGAGCGCCTCCTCGTTCTCGGGCGACGCGGCGACCACGTGGAAGCGGACGAGGCGCTCGCCCGACGCGGGACCCGTGACCCGCAAGATCCGGGCGCCCGCCTCGGCGGCGGCCCGCAGGGGGCGGGTCGCTCGGGTGGCGTCGACGCCGATCCACGTTGTACCTGTCGGTTGCATGCGCGGACGATCGCAGATCGCGGGTCCGGCGTCAAGCGGAGACCTTGGTCCCGCCGGGGAGCACCGTCTGACCGTTCGTGATCGTGATCGTGAAGTTTGTCCAGGCGGGGTCACGGTTTCCCTTGGCCAGGCAATCGTCGCGGCAGTAGATCACGTCGACGCCGTGCGCCCACTCGGTCGGGGAGCTGTGGTGCCAAGCGGGTTGGAGCATAGACAGGCAACCGGGCGACCACGCCCGGATGATCTTGTCGCTGTCCCACAGACGGCCCGTCGCCGACTGCTGCCGGTGCGTGTGGCCGTGGATCAAGCTGCACGTCTTGACGCGGTCGAGGTGCGCTTGCGCCGCGTTGCGGGCGATCGTCCACCCGTGGACCGCGATCAGGTCGTTCGTGATCTTGTGGTGCGCCATGCTGGCGCCGCCGCGCAAGTGCGAGGCGGGTCGGCGATCCTTGGCATAATCGGCGATGTAGGGCGTGAAGCGCAGCAAGGGCCGGCCGCGGCCGAGGACGATCGACGGCTCGATCATGGACCGCACGGCGAGGCCGATCGTCCCGAGTCGGATGCACTCGCGCTCGACGTGCTGCTCGTGATTGCCGTACAGGTATTGCCACGACTCCAGCTGCGGGCCGGCCGCCTCGCAGATCCGATCGATCCACGCGCCGCAAGTCTCGAGCTCGTGCGCGAAGTCGTGAATCGCCTGCTCGGCGACCGATCGGGCGGGGTGCGCCGAGAACGGCGCGCACTCCAGCCAGTCGCCGAGCGAGACGATCCGCGTCGGCTTGACCGCGTCGGCGATCGCCAGGACGGCGTGCATGGCCGCGGGGTCGGCGAACGGGTGGTGACCGTCGGGCAGGACGAGGACCACGTGGCTGCCCGTTTTGGCGGTCTCGCGGCGCACGTCCGAGGCCCTGGCCGGCCGCCTCGCCGGGCGGATCGCCTCGGCCCTCGCCGCCGCCTCGGCCCGGCGGTGCGCCTCGATCAAATCGGGGGTCAGCGGCTTGCGCCCGCCGGGCGCGAAGAGGACCGGCGGCGAGGGTTTCGGCGGGCGTGTTGTCATTCCCCCCGAGGATACCCCGGGGAGCGGCGCCGCGTCAATCCGCGAACAACCGACCATGCTCGGCGATCCACAGGGCCGCGGCTTTGTCGTGGCGCGCCGCCCCCCGGGGCCCGAGCAACGCGACGTCGATCTTGCCCGGGACCTCGCGGCGGTCGAGCTCGGGCCAGCGGCGCAGCGCCGCGGCGTGGTACGCCGCGAGCCGGGCGGCCCGGTCGCGGTTCGGCTCGAGGCCGGCCGAGCGGGCCCACTCGGGGGATCCCACCATGCGCACCGCGGACAGGCCCGACGCCGCGGCGGGCTCGGGGCGCGTCACGAACACGTCGGGGCGCTCGGCGGCCAGCACCTCGATCGCGGTTTGCACCGCCCGCAGCACGCCGCCGAACGCGAACGACTGCGCGGCGCCCTCGCCGGGCGTCGGGTTGACCTGCTCGACCCACACCCGTAGGCGCCGCCGCGGCGGCAGGGGGCGGCCGATCGGCGAGGGCCCGCCGAGGCCCGAGTGCGCGCCGGCCAAGTCGAGCAGCAGCCGGGTGAGGGCGGGGCCGTCCAGGATCGGGCACCTTGCCCGAAGGTCCGGCCCCGAGGCGGGGGCCCTCGGCTTTTTCCCCCCGACCTTGCGCAGCGGGCCAAGGTCGGCGGTCGGGAGCCCGCCGAGCAGGAGCACGTCGCCCGCCGCGTCGAGCGCGGCGACCGCCCCCGTGGTGCCCGGGTCGATCCCCACGTCGCAGATCGGCGGCTCGGCCCACGGGATCCACCCGTTGCCGATCTCGCGGATCTCGATCGGGGTGCGCGCCGCGGCCGCGGCCGCCCGCGCGGCGACCATGCCGCGCGACCAGCCGAGGTCCACGTAGAACGCGGACGCCGCGGCGAACGGGACCCACGCCAAGCCGGCGGCTATCCCGAGCGCGCGCTCCTCGGGCACCCCGTCGAGCAGGACCCCGGGTTGCGTGTGCAGCAGGTGGGACGCGATCGGCGCCTCGCCCCGGTGCAGCGCGTCGGCCAGGCACGCCCGCGCGTACTCGACGTTGTGGGCGATCGCCGCAGCCGAGGGCCCGGCGTACGGCGACTCCACGACGACGCGCCTCACGTCGGCCCCCCGCCGCGCCGCGCGGCCCACTCCGCGATCCCGCCGGCGCGCACCCGCAGGTCGTCCAGCCCGCCCGCGTTGGCGACCACCGCGCAGCGCTCGCGCAAGCTGACCTCGAGGATCTCGTCGGTCGACGCGCCGGGGCGCTCGACCCACACGGCGGCGAGCCACCGGCCGGGGCGTGCGTGCGCCCACGTCTCGAGGGCCGTTAGTTCGTTGGAGAAGCGCAGGTCCGTGATCGCCACGGGCCCCGCGCCCTCGGCCTCGAGGGCGTCGAGCCGGCGGATCATGTGGTCGACCCAAAACGTCGGGCACAAGCCGCGGACGCAGCGCGTCCCGAACTCGATCAGGAACTCGCGGCCGGTCCGCCCGCCGAGCTCGTCGCACGGTTGATCCTTGAGCTCGCGCGTCGCCGCTGCGGGCAGCCCGATCGCGTCGCCCGCCCAGCGCAGCGGGTCGGCAAATGCGGCTTGGCGCAGCTCGACGCCGCGGGCCCCGAGCTCCTCGCCGATCAGGTCGGCCAGCGTGTTTTTGCCCGAACGCTTCGGGCCCGTCAACGTGATCACTCGCATGTCGTTTCCTTTCGCTTACTTGGACCAGTGCAGGCGGCAGATCTTGGCCTCGGTTTTGACCGGGGTGTCTACCACCTTCCCCATACCGGCTCGCATGATGCGGCCGATCTCATTGACGGCCGACCGCGCGAGCAGGCCCCGCGCCGCGACGAGTTCGGCGCTCGGGGCCCCGCCGCCGCGGCGCGCCTCGAGGCCGTCGACGTACGCCTCGAGCTGCACGTGCGCGTCGACCGCGGCTTGGTCGACCTCGCACACGAACTCGTCGTGAATGAAGATCACCGGCTCGGCGATCCCGTACAGCGGCGAGGTGGGGTCGAGCTTGCACGCGCGGCGCAGCATGATCGCGGCGAGCTTGGCGCCGCGGGCCGCGAGGTATTGAAAGTGCGTGTTTGCCCACTGGCAATAATCAACCGCGCCGCGGACGTGGCCGTTGCGGTCGTGCACCACGGTCGCCCCGATCAGGCGCCCGCCGACCGTCGTCGCGTCGTTCGCGAGGCGGAAGTAGATCGTCGCCTCGGGGTCCCACGTGAAGATCCACCCGACCCGCAGGTCGCGGGCGAACCCCTCGGACATGGGGTTTCCCTTGCGCGCCTGGAGGAACGCGAACTTGCGCGGGCCCATGCCGCCCCAAAACCCGAAGTTAGCCTCCTTGCCGCCGCGGCGTTGCAGCTCGATCTCCTTGTGCCACTTGCGCTCCCACGGGAGGGCGTCGGGGCCGAGCTTCCCGATCCGCTTGCGCTCGGGGTTGATCTGCTCGTACGGCTCGCCGCGCAGCGTCGCCACGACGCGCATGTGGCAATCGTCGCCCGAGCGGATCGCCTGCCCGAGCGTGCTGTACCTGTCCTCCCCGAGGACGCCGCGGACCACCTGCCGGTCCAGGTTGTCGGCTTGGCAGCTCAGCTCGCACGCGGCGTAGTCGGTCGCTACCAGGACCTTGCCCGCGCGCGGGACGTAGCACTCGCGCACGCCGCCCTCTTGCGGCATGTTTTGCCGCACGTCGCCGCGGAGCCCGGTCCTCGAGGTCGACTTGAACGGCGACACGCCGTACCGGGCCGGGCCCTCCGGGGCCCATTTTTGGCAAAGGTGCGCGAGCTCGTCGTCGGTCAGCCGCCGGCCGGCGGCCGCGACGTAGCGAGCCTCCTCGGACGCCGCCCGCTCGCGCCGCGTCGCCGGGTCGATCGGCGCCAGGAACGACGTGTCGAACGTGCGGGCCTTTTGCCGGGCGAGGTGCGCGGCCAGGCCCGGATCCTGCGCGGCGCGCAGCGCCGCCTCGATGCGCGGCAGCTCGCCCGAGTCGGTCCACGCCTGCAACCGGGCGAGGAGCTCGGGGCCCATGAGGGCGCGCAGGTCGTCGGCCGCCGCGTCGAAAGCCTCGGCCGCCTCGGCGGGGTCGATCCCGCGGGCGACCGCGTCGGCGAGCGCCGCGGCTCGGTCGGCCGGGGTCACGACGCGGGTCAGGTTGTCGGCCCCGGCCGACACCGCCCCGGAGTCGGTCTTCGGCAGCTCGCGCCACCCGGCCGCCTTATAGGCGGCCTCGGCCCGCTCGCGGACCTCGTCGTCGCACTTGATCCGATCGACCGAGAGCCACGGGTGCGCGGCCCGTAGGATCTCGAGCGCCTCGGCCTGCCGCTCGGCGGCGAGGCGCTTGGCCTCGGCGAACACCTCGCGGATCGCGGCGGCGTCGTTCTTTCGCTCGACGCGGATCCAGGGGTGGGCCTCGCGCAGCAGCTCGAGGCCCTCGGCGTCGCCGTCGGCCGCGAGCTCGCGCGCCGCGGCGAACGTGCCGCGCGTCCAGGCGGGGTCGAGCCCGGCCTCCTTGGCGGCGGCCCGGTCGTGGGCCACGGTCAGGACCGACAGGCCGACGGCTCCCGCCGCGGCCGCGTCGTGGTGCACCTCGAGCCGGACGACGCCGGTCCCGATCGCCACGCGCTCGGCCACCTCGGCCACCTTGCGCAGCCGCTCGCGGGACGCGACCACGCGCGGCGCGTCGATCATCATGCCGGGGCCGGCCATGTCGACGAGGGCCAGGTGCGCCCACGCTTCGACCTGCTCGCAACGGAGCGGGGCCCACGGCGGCGACCCGGCGGGCGGGTAGAACGCGTCGACCCACCGGCCGTCGTACGGGTGCCGCGGGCGTTTGACCTGCTCGACCCGCAGGCGGGCGGCCCACACGGGATCCTCGAGCGCGTAGCGCCGGGCCTCGGGGGGCCACTCCGCGATCGGCACGCCGATCAGCTCGCCGTACCGCAAGCGCCACGAGTCGGCGCCCTTTTTGTCGGCGGTCAGGTCGATCCCGAGGTAGCGCCAGATCAGGTCGCCGAGGCCCGACTTCACCTGCACGCCGCGCCCGCCGTCGGCGTCGTCGGTCGTAATCTCGATCTCGTCGCCGAGGCCGACGTGTGGCGCGTACTTCCGCAGGGCCCAAAAGCCGCGGCGCCTGCCGCGGAGCGCGAGCGCGTGGCCGGGCGCGTCGGGGTCCGTCTCGTCGTCGGCCTCGGGCTCGGCTTCGGCGGGCAGCCAGATCCACGTCGGGCGGCCCGGCCACGCGACGTTGATCAACAGCTGCGCGAGGTAGCTGCACCGCACCCGGCCGGCCTCGTACGCGAGCTCGAGCTCCTTGGTCAGGCCCCACGCGTTCGCCAACGCGAGCAGGTCGCCCGCGACGTTGTGGCCGAGGACCGCGCAGGTCGGATCGGTCAGGTCGCGGCGCAGCGTGGTCGCGGCCTCGTCGCAAGCCGCCGGCCAGGCGGGCCGCAGGACCGGATCCGAGGTCGACCCGTCCGCCCGCAGGTCGCAGGTTTGGACGCACGCGAGCTCGGCGGTCAGCGCGTGCCACTCCACGTCGAGCGACACGCAACGCGTGAGCGCGGGGCGCGTCACTTGCCGGCGGCCCTCCGGCACACGTGGCACGCAGCATCGCTGCCGATCGCGTGCGGAACGTCGAGGGCGGGGTTCGCCCCGGCGGGCACGAACCGCGGGCACCCGCCGGGCAGGTGGCGGCGGCGGCGGGCGGCCCGGCGCTGGCGGGCCTCGAGGATCATCCCGGGCACGTCGTCGGCCGACCACAGGGGCGAGGGCAGGTCGCCGAACGCCCGCCACTCCCACCGCTCGAAAGTACCGGGCTCGCGGTTCACCAGGGCGCCGGGGTCGGCGGCCTCGGCGACCACGTGGATCGACAGGTACGGGCGACCGCTCGATCCGGTGTGACCCTCGGACCACCCGACGGCCGCGACGTGCGCGAGCTCGAGGCCGGTCTCCTCGCGGACCTCGCGGCGCGCCGCGGCTTCCACGTCGTCGTCCTCGGGCTCGAGGCCACCGCCCGGCGGCGACCACTCGCCGGCCCCCGCCCTCGCGCCCGGCCCGCGCAGGCCGAGGAGGGCGCGGCCCTCGGGGTCGATCACCACGACGAGGACGGTCGGGCGCCAAATCATGCGGCCGGGATTGATCGCGGGGAGAGTCATCGCCCGCAAACTAGCACGCCCGCGGGGCGCCGGTCAAGGCGCGCCGCGGACATCGGTTCAAGCCTGTCCCGGGTTGCAGAACACGCGGTCGCCGACCTTGCCCTTGTTGATCGTCCCCTTGGTCTCGCGGCCGACGAGGGTCTTGATCGACTTGCCGTTCGCCAGCGTTTTGCCGTCGACCGACAGGGGGGCGCCTGCGTTCGCCGCGAACCCGCGGAGGGCCGCCTTGCCGCGCAGCACGTTGGCCGTCGCCTTGCCCGCGTCCTCGGGGTGCGCGGCCGCTTGGATATCGCACCACACGGTCTGCGGCCCGAGCTTGGCGCAGATCGGCGGGGCGGTCGGCGCGATGATCAGCTTGATCACGATGCGCCCCGGCTCGGCCTCGGGGGCCCACACGTGCACGCCGGTGATCGTCCCGGTGAACTTGACTTTCTTCCCCTTGGCGAAGTCGGCCGTCGCGTCGCTCATGTCGACATTGACCAAGATCTTGTCCAGGTCGGGACCGTCGTCGCCCGCGCCCTGGGGGACCTCGGGTTGCTGCTCGCCGGGCATGCTGCCCGCGAACTCCTCGCCGCTGGCGAAGTCGTCCACGCCGGTGGCGTCGAAGTCGGGGGTTGCATCAAGGGTGCTGGTGCTGGTGTCGTTGTCTCGCATGTGGGTCTCCTCGTCGTTGTTTCGTCTCGGTTAGTCGGGTCGCCTCACGCCGGCGCGGCGGCGGCGTCGGCCGCGGTGGTCGGGGTCGCCTCGGCCGGGGCCGCGGGCGGGTTCTCGGGGGCGCGGGTTTTCTCGCGCGCTTGCTGCATCTTGGCCGCGTGGGCCTCGGCGCTGCGCAGCAGGTCGAGGAAGCGCGGCAGGGTGCCGAACTTGGCCAGGTCCTCGGGCGTGCCCGATTCCGCGAGCTTGGTCATGTGGTCGCGCGCGACCGAGTTTTTGATGCGCCGGATCTTGTGCGACGGATCCTGAAACACGATCCGCGGGGCGCCGCTCCCGAAGCGGTCGAGCTCGACCGCGACCGGGGTCAGGCGCCAGATCTCGTCCCACACGCCGTCGGACAGGTCGGGCGCCCACGTCTCGGGCGCCCCCATCCCGGAGGTTTTCTTGGCGTGCATCGTGATCACGAGCACGAACCCGCTGTCCTTGGGGGCGGCCTGGTAGAGGCGGGTCGCCGCCGAGTGAATCGCCCGGATGAACGCGGCCGGCTTGACGCGCAGCTTTAGCGCGATCATGCCGCCCGCCTCCACGGCGTCGGGGTTTTCGGCGCACTCGAGGCCGTAGAGGTAATCGTAGAGGGGCGACAGGCCCTCGAGGACGACGGCCCCACAATCGCCCTTGCTGACGGCCGGCAGCAGCGAGTCGAGGGCGTCGACGAACTGGCGCCAGTCGAGGGCGACGGGCAGGTGGCGGGCGATCGCCGGGTCCGCGAGCAGGTGCCCGACCGAGCTCGCCGACTCGTCGCCGTCGACGAGCGCGGCCCACCGCCAACGGGGGTCGGCGGGGTCGGCCACGAGCGACAGGGCGAGGGTGGATTTGCCGAAGTCGGGGCGCGCCCATACGACGATGCGGCGGTTCGGACCGCCGCGGAGTCGGCGGCGCGCGACGGGGGCGGTCGGCGCGGGTGCGCCGGTCAGGGCGGCGGGGGTTGTGATCGTCTCGCTCATACGTCGGGGTCTCCTTCGAGGTGAGTCTCGTCCGGGTATCGGTCGGGGGCGGGGCCGTATCTTCCCACGATCTCGAGCTCGGCGTCAAGGGTCAAGCCCCGCTCCTCGGCGACGCATAGCTCGCGGTCCGGGCACCGGGCGCAGCTGCCCGGGTGGCGCCCCGCGACGTGGTGCCGCGGCACGTCGGCGGCGTCGCGGTCGAGGTAGCTCGCGGCGCGGGCCGCGGCGTCGACGAGGATCGGCAGGGTGCGCCGGCGGGCCTCGGGGTGCAGGTCGACCGAGGCCCACGCTTGCCAACGGGTCAGCGCGGCGCGGTCGATCTCGACGGCGTACTCGGCCGGGTCCTTCCCGCACGCCGCAACCGCGGCGGCGTACAGCTCGGGCGTGGTCTCCACGTCCTTCGCCCGGCTCGGCCCGTGCAGCTTGTGGGCCGGCTTGTCGGCGTACGAGATCGGCGGCGGTCGCGGGGTCGTCGCGCGCCGCATGAGGTGAAGCCACCGGGCGGGGCGCAGGCCGAGCGCGTTCAGGGCGACGTCGTATACCCGGGCTTGTAGGTCGTCGCGCAGGTCGACGCCGGGGCCCGCGACCTCGTCGCGTCGCAGGTGCTCGCCGCGCTCGGGCCAGCGGTCGACGGTCTTGTGGTCGACCCACGCGAGGCGGCCCTGCGGGTCGGTCAGCAGCGCGTCGACGCGGCCGTCGATCCCGACCCCGAGCTCGGGCAGGTCGACGGACAGGCGGCGCTCGACTCCGGGGACGGGCGCGCCGCCCGGGCCGAGGGGGACGACGGCGACGCGCCAGCCGGCGGCCGCGAGCCAGGCGTCCACGGCCTCGGCGGCGGCGGTTGCTTGCTCGGCCACGTCGGCGGCGAGCCGCTCGGTCCCCCGCCACGCGAGCCCGTCGGTCGTTTGGATCCCGCGCTCGGCCATCGCCGCGAGGGCGGCGTCGGCGTGGTGCGGCCCGCGGTGGAAGTTGCCCCGCACCTCGGGGCTCTCGCGGAGGCAGCGCTCCGCGAGCAGGACGCCGATCGCTGCGTGGTAGCAGGTGCCCCAAATGGTCCCGGGCTTGGCCTCGCCCTCGCGGCGGGCCAGCTTGCGGACGTGCCGCAGGTGCCAGCGCCACGGGCACCGGTGGAGGTCGGCGACCTCGGAGCCGGACATCCGGCGGATCACGCGTCGCCCTTCCACACGAACTCGTGTCGGACGACCGTCAGGCCGACCCGCTTGCAGATTTTGCGGATGCTCTGCCACGCGCCGGCGCACTCGCTCGCCTCGAGCGCCTGCTCGAGGGCGCGGCGCAGCGCGTCGCGCTCGGCGATGACCTCACCGAACGCGTCGTCCAGCTCCTGCTCGAGCAGGTCGACCGCGTCGCCGTGGTCGTCGTCGTGCTTCAAGATGTCGCCGAGGGAGTCGGCGAGTCGGGTGGCCAGGTCGCGCGCGCTCATTGCGCGACCTCCGGCGGCGCGAGCGCTTTGGTCTTGGCCTGCTCGGCCAGGTGACCGGCCAGCGCCTCGATGCTCTTGAGCAGGAGCCAGATCGCCGTCCAGCGGGCGCGTGATGTTTTCATGGGTCGATCGCCTTTCCGTGTAGGCGCCCGCCGGGGCGGCGGGAGGGGTCGAGCAGCTCGCGCCCCGCGGGGGTCAGGCGCAG